ATGCTAGAGACTGCCACGAGACTCGAGAGACTAAGCTGGGGGCTACCTCCAGACAAGCCTGCTGGGAGTGAAGGTTTGGCTGCTGGTGCGGTAGTCCAGATAACTACTGTGAACACTGGAGAGGCTCAGAGCACTGCTAGGATACGGGAGATCATAGAGATACTTGCGCGATCTGGGGCCTTGCCTGGCCTAACCAGCTCTGCTGGGCCGTCCATAGATGTGCCCCTACCTATTCGAGAAAGACTTCAGCCTAGGGCTCTCTTATCTGGTACCTCCGGTGCCTCCGGTGCAGAGTAGGACCCTGGCTGCTAAGGGAGGATAACAGTCGTGAGTCTACGAGAGTCAGAAAGTACTTCAGAAAGTACTCTAGAGGAGGGCCTGCTGGGACTCAGCAAGCAGGATCTCTTGGCTCTTCAAGTCGCGACTACTCCTCGGGCGACCAAGTATGCCTCGCACGAGCCTACTCCAAAGCAGGCTGCCTTCTTGCTACTGCTAGTACAAGAAGCAATGTATGGCGGAGCAGCAGGGGGCGGGAAGAGTGAGGCTCTTCTTATGGGAGCACTTCAGTACGTGGATGTTCCAGGATACTCTGCGATCCTGTTCAGACGTACATTCTCGGACCTAACCTTGCCAGGTGCCCTAATGGACCGTGCTAGAGAGTGGCTGAGTGCTCACGAGGAAGTCCACTGGAATGAGAAGAGTAAGACTTACACATTCCCTAGTGGGGCTACTGTGACTTTTGGCTATCTAGAGCATGAGCCAGACAAGTATCGCTACCAAAGCGCAGAGTTTCAGTACATAGGCTTCGATGAGCTAACTCAGTTCGAGGAGACTGCATATAGGTACATGTTCAGCCGGCTTAGAAGGCTCTATGGTGCCAACGTACCACTTCGGATGAGGGCTGCGAGTAACCCTGGTGGTATAGGCCATGAATGGGTGAAGCGACGCTTCATAACGGAGGGTCGTGGAAGGGGACGGATCTTTATCCCAGCGAAGCTGGAGGACAATCCCTACCTAGATGCAGAGACATATGAGGCGAGCCTGGCTGAGCTAGACATTATCACTAGGGCTCAGCTCAGAGATGGAAACTGGGACGTTCGCAATGATGGATTGCTATTTCGGAGGTCATGGTTCGAGATCATTCCAGAGGCTCCACGGGCTCTCGGAGGTCGGAGAGTTAGATTCTGGGACCTCGCAGCTAGCGAACCAAAGAGAGGCCACGACCCTGACTACACTGTCGGGGTCTTGCTCAGTGAAGCAAAGGGGATCTACTGCGTACATGACGTTCGTCGGATCAGAGCTACTCCTCTAGAGGTAGAGACGTTGGTTAAGCTTACAGCGTCTTTGGACGGCTACGGTACCAGTATCTGGATGGAGCAGGAACCTGGCTCGAGCGGTATCAACACTATCGATCACTATGCCAGAGAGGTACTAAAAGGGTATGCGTTCCGAGGTAGCCGCTCGACTGGGTCGAAGGTGATCCGTGCCAACCCTGTCAGCTCAGCTGCGGAGCATGGCCGGGTCAAGCTTGTCCAAGGGCCCTGGAATCTGGAGTTCCTAGATGAGCTGGAGCTATTTCCCGGAGGATCTCATGATGACCAGGTGGATGCCCTTAGCGGAGGATTTTCGGTACTACGTAAGAGTGCCATTCCAGGTGCCCTACCGGTGGAGGTCATGGGAGAAGGGTCGTACTGGAGCTCGCTTGGTACAGGTAGTGCTGATGATGCAGTTGGCTTCGATAGTTCCAACACTGGTACTACCGGTGCCAGCTGGTACCTATAAGAGCTACAGGCACGGAAAGTATCAGTAGGTGGTGACTGAAGTAATGTACGAAGCAGCTGAGAAAGCAGCCGACGAAATAGCTGGTCCAGCCAGCGGGGGAGTCAGGCTAGATGAGATTGGTGTCTCTGGCCTAAGTAGGTTCGGAGGATATGTGTATGAGGAGTTCCTCCCGATCCTACGATGGCCCCAGGCAGCCAAGATCTACAAAGAGATGTCATCGAACGATCCCACCATTGGTGGTGTTCTGTTTGCTGTAGAGCAATTGATACGAAAGACCTCTTGGAGGGTCGAGGCAAAAGGATCGAGCAGTGTAGATCTTAAGGCAAAGGACTTCCTCGAGTCCTGCCTTGAGGATATGAGCACTACTTGGACCGATACCATCACCGAAGTTCTCACTATGATACCTTTTGGGCATGCTTGGCATGAGATAGTGTACAAAATTCGTGGGGGCGACACAAGAGACCCACATAGAAGAAGTCAGCACAACGATGGTTTGTTCGGGTGGAGGAGACTGCCAGGTCGCGCTCAGGAGACCTTGGCAGAGTGGAAATTCGATGACGACGGTGGGATAGCAGGAGCCTATCAAGAGGCCCCTCCGAACTATCGGCGGGTTCTGATCCCTATAGATAAGTCCCTGATGTTTCGTACCAAAGTTACGCGTAACAACCCAGAGGGATATTCAGCCCTCCGAAATGCCTATCGTCCGTGGTTCTTCAAGACGCGTATTGAGATCTTGGAAGGTATCGGGATCGAGCGGGATCTGGCAGGTTTGCCGGTTTTGAAGCCACCCGAGGGTGTCGATATCTGGAATGAGCATGATGTGGATGCTGTCGCTATTCGAAGCAGAGCTGAGAGGCTAGTTCGTAATATTCGTAGGGATCATAACGAGGGTGTGGTTCTTCCCTTCGGGTGGGAGCTAGTGCTCCTCAGCACAGGTAGTCAGCGGCAGTTCGACACTAGCGCAGTTCTAAACAGATACGACCAACGGATCGCTGTCACGATGCTAGCGGATATGGTTCTCCTGGGGGCTGATAAAGTAGGTAGCTTCGCGCTAGCAGATGTGAAGAAGAGCATATTTGCAGCAGCCCTCGAAGCTTGGCTAGACTCCATAACGGACGTGTTTAATCGATATGGAATTCCTCGCTTGTTCGAGCTGAATAGGGGGGCATTTCCGGGCTTAGGGAAGATACCTAAGCTCATTCATGGAGAGGTAGAGACCCCGAGTCTCACAGAGCTAGCTAGACTAATCCAGGCGATGTCTGGAGCTGGCTTCCAATTGTCCTCAGATCGTAACTTGGAAGATCATCTGAGAGAAACTGCCAGTTTGCCCCGGAAGGCCCCGGGTTTGGACGCAGCTGCGGCCTCTTCTGGTACTGCAGATCCAGCTGGTACTGGTGATGTCGATCCAGCCGCAGAAGCAGAGGCAGCTGCAGCTACAGCCGCAGCAGCTGAGAAGAAACCAGTAGGTGATGGTAGGCTGTTTAGTGGAGGTGTAGAACGTGCCGTATAGTAGCGACTCGGAGCTTCCTGAAGGCGTGAGAAATTCGCTACCAGGCGAGGCTCAGTCTACTTGGAGAAGGATATTCAACAGCGCTTATCAGCAGTATCATGATGACGCCAAGGCAGCTCAGGTAGCCTGGAGTGGACTGAAAGACGCTGGCTGGTCCAAAAATGATAAGGGTGAGTGGGTTAGCAAGATCTTGAATTGGGAGGCCTACGTAGAGGTCTCCAAGCTCGATGATGTCCAGCAAGTGGTGTATGGATGGGGCTCGGTCACGAAAGTGGGAGGTCAACCATACACTGACACGCAGAAGGACATAGTAGAGGACAGAGAGCTAGAAAAAGCAGTCATTGAGTTCATGAAGGCTCCGCTGCACGACGAGATGCACCGGCGTATCGTACCCTCCTCCAGGTTCGTGCAGTCTCTGGTGGTGACAGACGACATCCTTAAGGCCATGTTCCCAGGCTCTCCGCCACCGGTAGGAAAGCGAGGCTGGTTCGTAGGAATACATATCCCAGACAAGGAGGTCTATAGGAAGCATAAGGAAGGGATCTACAAAGGTTTTTCGATCACAGGGACTGCGACACGGTTGGAGGTGGGGTGATGCCAGCACTTTTGAGGAACCTTAGGATCAACACTCTAGGATCCGTGACCGAGCCAGCCTGCGAGGAAGCTAGGGTTGTGCTTGTAAAGTCTGACGACGATATCGACAGCCAAGATGCTAATCTCGGCTCAGGAGGTGATGTGCTTCAGAAGGCAGTTGGGCTGATAAAGAGTGTCCTCCAGGACGCTGTCCTGCGAAAGCAGGTTCAGGATCTGTTTGGTATTACCGGTGGAAAGGAGCGTGATCTCATGCTTCCAGAAGACATCAGGAAGGCTCTACCTGATCCAGTCAAGGCCTATCTCGAGGAGCTCGAGAAGAAGGTTGCTGCAGCAGAAGCCCTGCAAAAACAGGTAGATGACCTCACGAAGAAGGCCACTGAGGCAGAAAACCTGCAGAAGCAGGTGAGTGACCTCACGAAGCAGGTGGGTGACCTCACGAAGGCCAAGGCCCCTGAGGCAGAGGACATCTGGAAGGGCGTACATCCAGAAGTCCGCAAGAGGTTCGAGGAGCAGGTGGAGCTCACTGGGAAGGCTCAGAAGCTGGCTGAGGCTGAGAGAGAGCAGCGACTTGGCAAAGAATACCTAGAGAAGGCACGGGAGTTCGAGTGTCTTCCTATGAAGGCCGAGGAGCTTGCTCTGGTGTTGAAGAGCCTTGCTGAGAAGGCCCCTGAGGCCTACTCTAAGCTGGAGCCAGTGCTTCGAGATGCTAGCACTGCTCTGAGTAAGAGTCAGCTCTTCAAGACTGTTGGTACGGATGCCAGGGGTGAGGTCGGTAGCGCATGGGACAAGATCTGTAAGAAAGCTGACGAGCTTGTCCTGAAGAGTGCTGCTAAGCTGACGGTCGAGCAGGCTCGGACCCAGGTCATGAATGCAGATCCTGCTCTCTACGCCGAGTACCAGAAAGAGCAGGAGCAGGGAGGTGAACCAGGTGTCGTATAGGATTCCACTTCAAGCTATCACGACCATTGCTGCTGCTGATCTAAGCAGCAAGCAACACTGTGCTGTGAAGTTGGACGCTAACGGAGAGGCTGCGCTCGCGGGAGCTGGAGAGAATGCGGTCGGCATCCTGCAGGACACTCCTGCATTGGGCCAGGCTGGTAATGTCATGGTACTAGGGGAGAGCTTTGCGGTATACGGAGGGGCCGTTGACGCAGGCTCGAACCTTACGCCCGACGCTGCTGGTAGACTCGTGACAGCTGGTGGTGATGACTGCGTCATCGCAGTCGCCCGTGAGGCTGGTTCCCTCAACGAGGTCCACACCGTACTGTTGGTAACCAGGACGGCAACAGGCACCACTGGCGTCGCGTCAGCTCCCTCCATTCTGGTAATCCCGGTGACTCTCGTCAGCCTGGATGATATGGATGCCATGACTGCGTACACTCCAGGCTTCGCAGGGTCGCTGAAGAAACTATCCTTCCTGGTGACTACTCCTACCACCGATGCTGCTGACTGTAACTGCGTTGTCAGCCTCCTGATTGGCGCTGCGCCTGTGACCGGTGGAGAGCTGGCTCTAGACGTCGGTGGTGCTGGTACGGATCCAGATACGTTGGGTAAGGTTATCGACGCCACCGAGATCACGGCAACCAACGCGTTCGCGGCTGACGATACGATCAGTATCGTGGTTGCTGACACGGCTGACCCGTTCACCGACGGTGCTGGTGTGCTGCTCCTGGTGATTGAGAAGTAAGTCTGCGAAGCTGAAGGCTTCGCTGACTGCTAGCTACATGAAGGTTCTGAGAAAGGAGTGAGGTTGGATGCCGACTCGTCAACAGGTCCATATTGACCAAGCGCTGACCAACATCAGTGTGGCGTATTTCCAGGCCCCAAGTGCATTCATTGCTGACAGAGTCTTCCCGAACGTGCCAGTAGTGAAGCAGTCGGATCGGTACTTCCTGTACAAGCGTGAAGATTTCTTCCGTGACGAGGCTGCAGAAAGGGCTCCTGATGCGGAGTCTGCTGGTGGCGACTATGAGATTGATAACACCCCAAACTACTTCTGCAGGAAGTACGCATACCACAAGGATGTCACTGAAGAGGACCGGCAGAACAGTGATGTTCCGCTTAATCCTGATCAGGATGCCACCGAGTTCGTCACCCAAAAGCTGATGATTCGTAGAGAGGTTCTCTGGGCCTCCAAGTTCTTCGTGCCTGGCGTGTGGAATACAGAGAAGACTGGTGTCCTAGAAGCTCCTGAAGCTAACCAGTTCTTGCAGTGGCATCTGGCTGGAGCCACTCCGATCACGGATGTTGATACAATGCAGGTTGACATCCTTGAGAAGACTGGCCAGAAGGCTAACAGGCTCGTCTTGAGCGTTAGAGTGTACAAGCAGCTTAAGAACCATCCTTCGATCCTGGAGCGGATCAAGTACACTCAGAGAGGGATTGTGACTCCTGAGTTGCTTGCTGCGCTCTTCGACGTTGAGCAGGTGCTTATCGCTGAGTCTGTCAAGAACACTGCAGCGAGAAAGGCTGCAGAGGCCAACAGCTTCATCCTTGGTAAGCACGCTTTCCTGTGCTATGCGGCTCCTAGGCCCGCCCTCAAGACTCCTTCTGCAGGCTACAACTTCGTGTGGAGTGGCCTGATGGGAGCTGGAGCGTATGGCAACCGGGTACTTCGTATACCGGTCCCTCTCCACGGCCTGGGTACCGAGCGAATTGAAGGCGAGATGGCCTTCGATCAGAAGGTAGTCGCGGCAGAGCTTGGTGGGTTCTTCATCGATGCCGTGGCGTAACGTGGTAACTTCAGGGGGTGGGGGAGGCCTCCCTCCCCCACTTCTGGAGAGTGGGTGAGCTAGATGAGCTGGACTTATGGTGGTGATCCTGCAAATAACGCTATAGACGCTACTCGCTTGGAGATTGGTGATACTACCCAGAGTGATCCTCAGCTCACGGATGCCGAGATCACGTACGCCATCAGTGTGGAGGCCAATCTGTATGGAGCAGCGGCTCGGTGCTGCGAGTTTCTGGCTAGAAAGTTTGCACGGGAGGTTACCAGGCAGTTAGGATCTCTGCGGCTTGAGGCTGAAGCGAGGTCGCAGAGATACATGGAGCTCGCTAAGGAACTACGGAGGAAAGCCTTGGGCTGTCGCGTTCCCTACGCAGGTAATATGGCAGTAGCAGATAAGGATAGTGACGAGGCTGATTCTAGTCTCCGGCAGCCCCTATTCACGACGGATTTGATGAGGAACGTGTAAAGCTAGCTTTTCACACAGAGGTGCTTATCTGTGGACAAGACCTTGGTTGATTGGCTCCACGACGCGATAACCCTACAATCTCTTAAGTCCGTAGATGGGGCTGGAGAAGCTACGTACGCGGTGGGCAAGCAGCTTGCGTGCTCTATCCAAGGTAAGCAAACCATGGTACGGGATGACTCTGGCAATGAAGTTGTGTCTAACTGGACTGTGTATTTGGACAGCACCACTGATACGAGAGCCATAACTTTGAAGGATCGGCTAGTACTACCTGATGGAAGACAGCCGCCGATCCTCCACATTGCTCCTTACAAGAACGAGAGAGGTGACGTTGACTACATCGAGGTGTATCTATGATGGCAAGACGTATGGCTAGATACCGGGGGGTTCGAATAGGGTTCGAGATGCAAGGGCTACAGGGTATGGAGGCTAACCTCCGAAGAATATTGAGATACGCTATGGAGCTTACTGGGCCTGCCCTGGAGGAGGAGGCCATTCGAATAATGCTAAAAAGCTTCGACGAGGTCCCAGTAGATACGGGGGCCTTGCAGGAGAGTGGCTACGTAGAATCGCCTAAGCAGGATGATGAGGAAGCCAAGGTGACCTTTGGGTACGGGGGGGAGCATAGTGTTATCAACCCCAAGACAGGACAGCATGCTAGAGAGTATGCTGTCACGGTCCACGAAGACTTGGCAGCGTTTCATGCGATAGGAAAGGCGAGATACTTATCGGATCCTATATGGTATGCTGCGGGTGGAGCAGGCTTCTTCAAGGGGAGCTCTAGGCAGATGACTACAGCGCCCTCCACTGGGACTGTACTGACTCGAGGGGGGGCTCCCCTCGGGCCTACCATGTCTGCGCGGATTGGTCAGAGAATCAGGCGCGCGTTCCAGAGGAGTGTAGCAAGTGGCTAACTTGTTGCAGGATCTTGGGGCGTATCTGAAGTTAAATAGCATAGTATTGAATGATGGGGTGGATTACTTTCGGGATAATCTGCCTGACACCCCAGATAACGTGGTTGTGGCGTTCGAGTCTGCAGGATTTGGTACAACCACTGGCGTGGATGCGGTCTCTCGGTCAGTTCAGATCCAGGTGAGAAATACAAGCTATGCAGCAGCTCGAGATAAGATTATGAGTATCTTTAGGCTACTTGATAAGCCTCTAGACCGGATTGTAGGGCTGACAAGCGTCCGTTGGGGGGTGATTAGTGCACAGCATAATCCCTTTAAACTCACCGTTGATAAGAACGGTCGCGTAGTGTTCGCTTTTAGCTTCTTGATCATAACCTATCGAGACTAAAAGGAGTGAGTCAGATGCCAGGTACTGTTGTAGGTTTGAAGGACCTCCATTACGCCCTCCTGCTAACAGACACCACTGGCGGTGTAACGTATGACACCCCAGTGGCGGTCGTGGGAGCGATCCAGGCGAACATCAACCCGAACCCAAAGCTGGAGACCCTCTTCGCTGATGATGGGCCTATGGAGATCGCTTCCATCTTGGGAGAGATCGAGCTAGAGCTCATAGCGTCTGATTTCGACACAGACACTCAGGCAGTTCTGCTCGGACACACTGTGGTGGGTGGAGTCATGACTCGTGGAGCTAGTGACATAGCTCCTTGGGTAGCCATAGGCTTCAGATCCCTTAAGTCTAATGGAGCGTATCGGTACGTGTGGCTCCATAAGGGCAAGTTCTCGGTCCCTGAGATGAAGCACGAGACCAAAGGCGATGAGGTTAACTTCCAGACGCCAACTCTGGCGGCTAGGTTTGTGAAGCGCGACCACGACGAGGCTTGGATTAAGCAGGCCGACACCGATCACCCAGACTATGTTGCTGAAACGGGTACTAACTGGTTCCTCGCAGTAGAGGGTGCACCTGATATAACTGCTCCCACGGCCACTATTTTGCCACTAGATGGCGCAATAGATGTCGCCATCACCGCCAACGTGGTGTGGACCTTCAGCGAGGCTATCTATGCCTCTGATGTCGGTTCTAGCAACTTCTTCCTGATCAAGGCCTCTGATGGGACTCTAGTTGCTGCAGACCTCAGTATCAACGGCCTTCACACTATAGTAACCCTCAACCCCACGGGTAGTCTTGGTAACAGCACTGCTTATATAGCAGTTGCAACCTCCAATGTGAAGGATCTCGCAGGTAACCACTTGGCTCAGAACAAGGTCACCGACTTCACCACAATCGCATAGAGTTCCTCGTAGGTAGCCACTTAGAGCTGTCTAGAATCAGCAGGTTTAGCTTGGGTTGGGAGGTGTGGCCATGAACGTAGGCAAAGTACTAGCGAGACAAGTTCCTGTTCTACTGGATAAGGAACGCCACCTGAAGTATGATCTGAACGCCTTTGCTCGCCTTGAGGATCTGTATGGCTCCATCACTGCAGTCTTCGATGCTCTACAGAGCGGAAGTGCTAGAGCGGTGAGGGATCTTCTGTGGGCCGGGCTGGTCCACGAGGACAAAGAGCTTAAGCCAGAAGACGTAGGGGCTTGGGTTGGCTTTGCAGGCATTAAGGAACTCACTGAGTTGATCATGGAGGCTACTCAGATTGCTCTTCCTGAGGAACCTGCGGAGAAGCCTCCTGAAGCAGCTCCAGCTAAGACAGCTGAAGCGGTCAGGGTAGCTGCAGGGGGAAACGAAGTAGCCCCGTCGCCGCTGAAGAGGACGACGGGTGGAACTGGCCCTTCCTCTACTATATAGGCACTGTAGTACTGAGGATGTCAGAGCGAGAGTTCTGGGCGTGTACGCCTCGTAGGCTACAGACTCTATGTGGTGTACACACGGAGCTCATGTCTAGTTCAGAGGCACAGGAGACGAGGAAGGTTGCGTTCATAGACCAAATTCTGTGACAGGGAGGGGTTTGCATGTCGATGAGAGTTGGGGATCTGTATGCGAACCTCTCCCTGCGAGCTCAAGAGTTTCGAGCAGGACTTCAGGGTGCAATGCAGGCAGCTGCTGAGGCTGGAAGTCAGATGTCCTCCTCTCTGGGGACGCAGCCCCAGGCTGCGATCAGCAAAACTGGCGATGCTGTAGAGAGGTTAACGTGGACCACTCGAGGCTATATAAAGGACATGTCTAAGGTCGTCACTGGTATCTTGATTGCGCAGGGGTTCTATCGGCTCATAAACGTGATTAGGCAAGCTTCTACAGAGCTGTTTCAATTTAGTCAAGACATGGAAGCTGCAGCGGTCTCTTTTGGTCTAATGCTGAGGTCCAAGTCTGAGGCCAAGGTATTCCTAGGCTTACTGGAAGACTTTGCAGCTGTGACCCCCTTTCAGATGAAGGACGCTCAGGTTGCTGCTCAGAGACTTATGGCCATGGGCTTCGCTGCAGAGACTGTCATACCAACGCTGAGGGCAATCACGGATGCTGCTTCTTTGATGGGAGCAGAAGAAGACGTCTTGAATAGGATCACCAAAGCCTTTGGTGAGATCCATACAAGAGGCGTTGTAGCTGCTCGTGAGTTGATTCAGCTTGCTCAAGCGGGAATACCAGCTTTCGAGATACTCCAGCAGGAACTAAAGCTCACGGCGCACCAAATGGAGCATATCGGTGCTGAGCTAAAGATACCTGCTGACGTTGGTATCGCTGCATTGCTGAAAGGTATAGAGAAGAGGTATGGAGGTGCCTCTGCGCTAATTGCAGAGACCACTAAGGGCGTCATCAGCACGATCAGAGATAACCTACTCCTGATTGGTAGGAGTCTTTTCACTGGAATGTACACAGCTATCGGTGTTCGTCTGAAGGAGCTAAGAGATTGGCTGAACTGGGCTAGGAGCCTGATGCGTCGTGGTGGGGTCGGAGCACTGTTTGAGAGTATAGTATCACCTAAAGCTCAGGCTACGGTACGACTGGCTATCGTGGCGGTCGGCTCACTCGTTGGTAGCTTCAAGCTACTGCGCAATGCGCTAGTCTCAGTGCTAGGTACGGCTAGTGAGCTCTTTCTGCGGACTCTACAGGTTGCTCTACCTATACTAGCTGGAGCAGCACGCAGTGTAGCTGTGCTGGCTGAATGGTTAGCTCGAGCTACTCCTCTAGCACGCTGGTTTGGCTATGCTCTTGGTGCTCTGTGGGTAGCAGCAGCAACCCGAGTAGCAGTTCTAGGTCTTGTTGGAGCTATCAAGCTGCTGTATGTTGCCAGTGGAGCAGCAGCTGGAATACGTATGCTTACTGGTGCCGTTCAGGCGTTGTATATAGCGATGGCCAAGAACCCCATTACTGCACTGATACTTGTTGTTGCTTCAGCTCTGCTGTCTCTTGCGCTGCAATCTCGAGCCGTGCAGGGCTGGATCCGACGGCTTACTGGTAGCCTACTTGACTTGTATGGACTCAATACACAAGGAGCACTTGAACCTGTGTTCGCTTCAGGCTACGAAGATGATATAGCCAGATATAACAAGTGGCTAGGAGACACGTCTGCAGGGCTGGCTGCGATGGCGGATAGTGCTGAGAAGGCCAACAAGAGAATGGTAGCTTCGTTCGACGAGGTGTATCAGATTCCTGAAGAGCTGGACAGTGCAGGTCTTAATCTAAAGGACCTAGAGGATGCCTTCAAACTTCCTGAGGTACTTCCAGACATAGCGAAGTTCTTCAAGGGAGTTGGAGACATGGCACTACCTCCTATGAAGAGCTTTGCTCAGTGGCTGAAAGAGACCCTGGATCTACGTCCTCTTTCAGAGGTTTATAGGGATGTAAAACAATGGGTGCTGAACACAGCTAGGTCGATTGGAGATTGGGTAGCAGACACAGTCGATCGTGTTCATAACTGGGTAGATAGGACCTGGGGGAGCTTCGCCAACTGGTGCGTAGACGTCTACACCAAGGTAAAGACTTGGGCCTCCGATACTTGGGACACGTTCAAGAGTTGGAGCTCTAACACATGGACTACGTTTAAGAACTGGACTTCGCGAACCTGGCAAAAGTTCACACAGTGGGCCTCCGATACTTGGGACACGTTTAAGAACTGGAGCTCTAACACATGGACTACGTTTAAGAACTGGAGCTCTGACACTTACAACACTATCACGGACTGGATAGCTAGAACTTGGAGTAGCTTTGCAGACTGGACTTCGCGAACCTGGCAAAAGTTCACACAGTGGGCCTCCGATACTTGGGACACGTTTAAGAACTGGAGCTCTAACACATGGACTACGTTTAAGAACTGGAGCTCTGACACTTTGACTACGTTTAAGAACTGGTGTGCCAGTGTAGGAGGTAGCATAGCTAACTGGGCCTCTGGCACGTGGACTACAATAGAGACTTGGGTTACTAACACTCGAGCAAATCTAGGAGGTTGGGTCAGCGACACTCGAGCAAGCCTCAGTAGCTGGGTGACCAGCACTAGGGCGGCCTTGCAAGGTTGGACGTCAGATGTGCGAGACACCCTTCAGTCTTGGGTCACTAGTACCAGAGCATCCCTGCAGGCTTGGGTCACTAGTACCAGGGCTTCCTTTGAAGGATGGGTGACAGGAACCTGGGGCACGTTCAGTACTTGGGCGGCAAATACTTGGGGCGCATTCAGTACTTGGGCAGCAAATACTTTGGGCACGCTCACTGGATGGGCCTCCAATACTTGGGGCGCATTTACCATGTGGGCAGCAAATACCTGGACTGCCATCAAGACATGGTGCTTCAACACCCAGTATAGCTTCTCCACCTGGTTTGGTACTGCCGCCTTCAACTTCACTACATGGTTCACGAATAACATAGCCTCTTTTAGTAGCTGGGCTCTGACGACGTGGACCACCGTGAAAACGTGGGATACGAACCTCTCTGCTACTCTAACTAACTGGGCTGCAACCGCTTGGCAGACCATCAAGACGTGGTGTGCCAACGCGATAGCTTCCTTTAAGCAGTGGGTGGTCGACATAGGCTCTGTATTCCGAGGGATCGTTCCTTCGTTCTCGAGTGCAATAGCTCCTATGATTGATGCTTTGAGGTCGCTTGGAAATCGTCTTATCAGTCTGGCACAAGGTATTGCTGCTAGGATAAAGGCAATACTTCAGAGTGCTTCCCAGGGAGGCGCAGGTGGAGGTACCACAGCTGGAGGTGTAGGTGCAGGTGGAGGCTCTGCTGCCACAACTACGACTACAGCCTCAGTAGCTACCTCCGCCTCCTCTGGTACTGCTGGTACTACTGGTACTGCTGCTCCAAGCCCTACTGGTACTAAACCTGATCCCGGTACTACTGGTGTTCCTGGCACCGTCGCCCCAAGCACTACCGTGGCTAAGGTAGCAACTACTGCAGCTAAGGTAACAACTACAACCACTACTACTTTAAAGACTGAAGTCCCCACGACAGGCAGTGGTAGGTTCGGGGGAGCTACCCTTGCAGCTGGGGGAGTTATAACAAGGCCTCAGATCGCAGCTATTGGAGAAGGGAATCGTAGGGAAGCGGTTCTACCCCTCTCTCGAGAGGCTTTGAGACCGTTTGCTCAGGTTATTGCTGCAGAGCTTGCTGGAGTGATAGCTACCTTGCCAGGAAGGGGAAGTCAGGAGGGTTCGCCTCCTGTCTACGTCGGTACTCTTATCGCGGATGAGCGCTCTCTGAAGGAGCTTGAGCGTAGACTGCACTTCATAAGAGTAAAAGAGGATCAAAGGAGGGGGGCCTAGATGGCAGCGGTCTTCAAGTTCGCAGGTACTGTTGTTAAGCCACCATCCTATTTTAAGATAGAGAGCTACAATCTTACTAAGGCTAGTCGTATGTCTTCTGGCTTGATGACTATGGAGCTGATCGCAAAAAAGCGTAAGTTCTACTTCAAGTACGAGGTCATCTCGGGTACCAACCTTAGTGCGATTATGGCTATAATAGATGACCCCGACAACATGTTCTTCGAGCTGAGCTACGAAGAAAACGAAGCCACCAAGACTGCAACGGTGTATGTGGGGGCTATACCACGAGAAAAGTTTCGGACTGGCGGAGAGTGGTATTGGAAGAACTTCGAGTTCGACCTGATTGAGCAGTAGGAGAAGGGAGTGCTACTATGCTAGGCATGTCTGAGGAGTTTCAAGCTGCGATTAGGGGAGCCTCGCGTGCCGTTTTCGCGAGGGTTACTATAGACTACACGGATACATTTCTAGATTTGTCCATATCTATTAGTGTGAACGAGAACGCAAATGTAAGCTACCCTGACCAGGTGGCGGATGGTACAAAGGACCCAAGATATAAGTGGACCTGCTTAGATGGCTCATGGCAACTTGGGCGAGAAGCGTTGGCTCCTCCTACTGCTAGTCAGGGGCAGATGGGGTGGTGGGGTTCTTCCCTCGCTGGTAATGAAGGTGCCTTTTCTGAGCCATACCCTACGCTGACTGCAGTATTCTTCTCCAGACCTATTCGTATGCTGATAGTAGTAGGTGACTCTGCTAAAGGCGAGTATCCAGTGGATTTCGTAGTAAAGCTCTATCAGGCTGGAGATGTGCTGGTACACACTGAAACTATCGTGGACAACACCCTAGTAGACTGGTTCCTCGTGATTGCAGACCACACTGAGATTGTAAAGATGACTCTAGAGATCCAGAGGTGGTCAGCCGCTGACAGGCAAGTTAAGATCCTCGAGTTCATCTCTATAATTCGGGAAACATACGAAGGAGATGACGTAGTTCTGATTAGGCTCTTGGAGGAGCGAGAGCTATTTGAAGGGTCCCTTCCAATTGGGAACGTGGCTTCTCATGAGATTGACGTTGTATTAAGCAACCGAGATCATCGCTTTGATGCAGGTAATACAGGTAGCCCTCTGTATGAGCTACTAAAAGCGAACCGTCGGGTTCGAGCTTGGATTGGTGTGGAGCTACCTGACGACACAATAGAGTATGCACCTTTGGGTATGTTCTGGTCGGGAGACTGGGAGGCTCCAGAAAGTGGGCTGTATGTAGCTGCCACAGGACGAGACCGACTAGAACTATTACGGAAGATGAGCTATGTTTCCTCTCAGGTAATGGTAGATGTGACCCTCTACGATCTGGCAGCATCGGTTTTACAAGATGCTGGTCTTGCAGGTAGTGAGTACTGGATCGATTTAGAACTCCAGGATTTCGTTGTACCCTATGCCTGGTTTGCTCCGACCAACTACAAGAGTGCGTTGAGAGAGATAGCCGAGGCGTGCATGGGGCAAGTTTATTGCGCTCGGGATGGCACCATTCGAGTTGAGGGTCCCTCCTTTCTTGCAGGACAGGTAGATTCTCAGCTCGTGCTAACTCGCGATGACTTCTACCCAGAAAAAGATCATCCAATTCGGTGGGGACAGGTAGTCAATTACATAGAGGTAACGACCCAGCCACTGAGTCCTGCTAGCAGTCTTTTGGAGGTATATAGGTCTAACAGTGCTGTGAGTATTGCTGCAGGGCAGACCAAGACTCTCAACGTCGTGCTTAATGAAGCCCCCTGCATTGAGGCTGCAGCCTCCTTGGAGGACGCGGAGCCAAGTACCACTATTATTGACGAGATTCACTACGCTTGGGGCTCTGTCGTACAAGTCAAGAATTTTGGGGAGGCTCCTGATACCTTTGTGCTAGTCATAGATGCTAAGCCTCTAACTGTCCAGAATAAGGAGCGAGTGACTGCCCAGGACCCAGATAGTATAGTAGACAACGGAGTGATTGTGTATGCCTTTCCTGATAATCCTCTTGTTCAGACCCTTAGTGTGGCCCAGAGTATTGCAGATACCCTAGTGGCGTCATACAAGGATGCCAGACGAGACATAACCCTCCCTTGGAGGGGAAATCCAGCTCTCGAGTTAGCAGACAGAATTACTGTTCCAGACTTTCAGAACCTATCTACCCAGGACTATCATACAGTGTCTCAGCTCACTGAATTCGATGGAGGTCTATCTAGTACGTTGAAGGGAAGGAGGGTTTCCTAATGTCAGGTTCAGCACCAGTAGGGTGGCAAGCTCCTAAGACGAACTGGGCGGCTAACAACGTCGTAGTTCCCGGGGACATGAATCGTGCAGAGGGTAACTCTGCTGCCATCGAGACAGGCGACCGGACTATAGATCCGGCAGAAGCTCCTACTGGTAACGTAGGTACGCTGAGGCAGCTGCTAGATTGGATTACAAACCGCTTTGCTGCCCATGCGGGAGGAGCTAAGCTATGGCATGAGGCTCCTGACACCACTCTTGCTGATGCCAAGGGACACATAGATGCTACCGCTCCTCACTCAGCGACCGCAGCTGCCACCCCAGACCTTATTGTCTTACGAGACGCGAATGGCAGGGCAGCATTTGCCAACCCTGCAGCGGCAGGGGACGCAGCGACTAAGGATTACGTGGACACAGGTAAACACCTTTTGCTTAACGAACAGACCGGTGACACTTACACGCTCGTCATCGGCGATGACAGCAAGGTTATCGACATGAACAAAGCCACCGCCCAGACGCTTACAGTCCCAGCGAACGCTAGCGTGGAATTCATCATCGGCACTCAGATCCTTGCTCGCCAAAAAGGCGTAGGCCAGGTGACCGTCAGTCCAGCTGATGGCGTTACGCTACAATCTCCGGACAGTCTGGTCAAAACCTACATGCAGTATAGTGTTGTGGGACTTCTCAAAGTTGCTACAGATACGTGGAGCCTACTCGGCGACCTGGGGGAATGAATCATGGGTATAATTATCCTACCTGTAATGGCTATACACCGAGGACCTGGGTCTCTAGTTAAGGTTGCCGAATCTGCTAACTACGGTGGCATCATCTATGCCCTGACCGCACTCAGCGATTACGTCTACTGTGGCGGTGCTGGCTCATACAAGGTTTGGCAATTGAACGCCAGTGACCTAGTTAAGGTTGGTGAGTCTGTTGCCTATGGTAACATTATCAGGGATCTGACTACTTGTTTTGGCTTCATCTACTGTGGCGGTAACACAACGCTGAAAGTCTGGAAGATCAATCCTATCGGTATGTTTAAGCTTAATGAGTCTATCAGCTACGGTGGTACCATCATGGCCCTGACTGCCCTTGGTAGTTACATCTACTGTGCTGGCGCGACGACCAAGAAAGTCTGGAAACTAGACGCCACTGATCTGTTCAAGGTTGGTGAGTCTGCTATCTACGGTGGTACCATCAACGCTTTGGCTGCTCTTGATGGCCACATTTACTGTGCTGGCGCGACGACCAGGAAAGTCTGGAAACTGACTGAAGGTACTCTGCTTAAGGTTGCCGAATCTGCTGACTACGGTAGCACTATCTATTCTCTGATTGCTCATGAGGGTTTTATTTACTGTGGCGGTGGCAGCCCATACAAGGTTTGGAAGCTAAATGCTAGCGATCTAGTCAAGGTTGGTGAGTCTGCTATCTATGGTGTAGGAGGTGGTATCATCTGCGAGCTGACCGCCCTTGGTAGTTCCATCTACTGTGGTGGTGGCTTTGCAGAGGAGGTAGTCTGGAAAATGAATGCCAGTGACCTAGTCAAGGTTGGTGAGTCTGCTACCTACGGCGGCAGTATCGAAGCCCTGAAATCTTCCGTCCTTGATGGCCACATCTACTGCAGCGACAGCAATGTCAAAAAGGTCTTGAAGTTGACTAGCTAGAGGAGAGACTGTTTGCTGAGGGCAGGTGGAGGCACTCGAAAAGCAGTTGGTGTCCTTCTCACTGCACCTAAGTAAGTAGCCTCCACGTAGCGAAGGGAGGGAAGGTGGCTCCATGACGAGCCTGGATCAGGCTGCACAGTATGGCTTAGGAGGAATAGCTGTTGTTGCTCTTGCATATGCGCTAGTCAAGGGTAGAGTCAGTGGAAGGCAATCTTCAAATGGACTATCATTCGTAACACATCTCTCCACCTTGATAGAGAACAACACTGATGCGATCAATAATCTGAAGGACTGCCTGGACACTCTGAGGAGTACCATAGCCGTCTCAGGAGCACGGCAAGAGCAAATGTTGGAAGAGCTCCTAAGCCGTGCGAGGCAGTCACACACTCGTGTAATTAGGTCTGAAGTGAAGTAGTTCCAAGATTACTGCAGAGGAGGTGAAGAAGATGCCAGAGATCAACAATCTACTAACCTGGGGGGATCTCGCCACCCTCGCTGGAGCATCTCTGCTTACATTCTTGATAGTCCAGTACACAAAGAACGTCGTTGATACGTTTGTGCAGAGGTTCCTCCGTTTTCGTCCCTCCACAGATCAGTACGCAGTACTTGTAGGCTTCCTTGTCCTTCTTCTAGCACAGCTAGGACTGGGTGCGAGAGTAGGAGACTGGTCAGTGTGGGCACTCTCGCTTGCAAACGGATTTCTGATTGCTGCCGCAGCAGGTCATTACGAGAGCAAGGCCCTGAACCCTCCAGGACCTCAGCCACCAGAGCCTCAGCCACCAGAGCCTCTGATTGGGCCTTCAGCTGGACCCTAGCCAAACTAGAGTGAACGAATCTGCCTCACAGAGAGGTGATAGCGATGCCTGGCGCAGTGGACCGAGCAGCTCCTCAGCAAGGCAAACTCACCTATCCCTTGCTGTCCCTATCACCCGGGACTACGACGAGCTTCGCTCTAGATGAATTCCGGTGCAAGTGTGGCTGTAGGCTCGTCCGCGTCCCCCTAGAGTTTCTGTTCTTCCTTCAACATCTACAGAACCTACGTGACTACTTCAATCCAGACGAATTTGTCAGGAAGCCCTGCACAATCGTCAGTGGCTTTCGTTGTGCCACTCACAACACCAACGTTGGAGGAGCTGAGGACAGCGCTCATCTTAGAGGTCTAGCTGCCGACATCACTATCAAGGGTATTACGCCTGCAGAAGTAGCTATCGTGGCTGCCTCCAAACCTGAGTTCTTTGGCCCAGGTGGTGTAGGCCTTTATCCCACCTTCACTCACGTCGATGTGATGTACTGGGGTAAGCTAAGACGCTGGGGAACTCCCTCAGGCTGGTGGATGTAGCCTTAGCAACTCAAGCTGCTTGATAAGAGTAGAGGAGGCACTGAGATGCCTCCTCTATTCTTCACAAGAAGCTGAGAACATCACGTCGACGATGGCAGCGTCGCTAGCTTGACCCTCCACCCCTCTGCCTTCTCGATGAAGTAGTCGATGAAGCAGCCAGCGTCGGTCTCCCGATCACACTCGGGACTACGGCGATCCCCACCGCCGGGGCAGTTGGGCCACCCCTTGTCATAATGGGTCTGCGGACAGATACCGTCCTCCGCGATCAGCAAACACGCCTCCTTCAACGCGTGGAACAACACGGCAGGATCCTGCGTCATGGTCACGATCACGGCGCCTCCTTCTCCACTAGTTCGACGGTGGGAGCCGCGTAGACTGGCTGCTGCTTCCTCTTCGCCTCCTCCCACAGTCTGCGTGCGATGCAAACGAGATCCCCCGCGAACCCAGCATGGCACTGGGCCTTGGCGTGCAGGCGCCCTGACTCCGATTCGTCATAATCATCACGGTGCCCATCCGCCTCCTTGCGTAGGGTCGCGGCTTGTCGGTGGTGACTGTCCTTGTATCTGTCCAGGAGATCCAGCACCCGTCGCAGGTCAAACGGGATTGGCTTGTCGACGTCAGTCAGTACGACGGGATCCTGCGTCACACCGGTCCCTCCTTAAGTAGGTACTGATACCACTAATCCCCTTATCTACTTTCCCAACAGCTTGAGTTGCTGTTCTGAGCTCTTGAGTATGTTGCGAAGCTTGCACATCAGTACCTGAAGAGCCTGTGCCTCCGACTCTGCAATAATGCCAGACACGAGCACATCTACACCCACGCGCCCATCCAGATAGCGCGTAGCGACCACCGTATAGTCTATGCCTGCTCTCTCCTCAGTAAGGCCACACGTGTCTCCACTACACATGTCACTCACGTCCTCTCGGCTCGAAGACACTAGGCCACTCGGCCACTCGGGCCAGTGCCACGTGCCACATTTGCTTGGCAATGAGTTCATTACGCCATGGTCTGAATACACTACGTCATGTATCCCAGCAATCCCAAAGCTTTGTATCTCAACTCTGAGGCACACAAGTAAGGGATCATCCTTGTGTACCCAACGGACTTCTGCTCGACAGTGCTCTTTGTACGGATCCACATAATGCACGATCGCTCCGACGTGTACCAGAGGTGGATCCACTTGTAGCCGCTCCATACTATTTTCCCCCTCAACGATCTACCTGGTCTGGCTCCAGCCCCTTGACGCTAGCGGGAATCCATCGGTCGCAATACGCCAGGAAAACGTCTGCGAACGAGTTATGAGGAAACATGTCGTAGACGACGGGGGGCCGTGGCCCGAGTCTCGGCGAATCCTCTTCGTTGGGCCGGCGATTCAAGGGACACATCGTCTTACCTCCTACTTGGGGCCTGACACTCGCTTCTGCTGTTTGAAGGCCCAGGTGAGGATGCACTCGACGCTGCAGAAAACGAGCGTTGGATCCTCCTTCGACAGCTCGGCTACGCCTCGCCACATCGCATCCTCTAAGTCAGGGATCTTGCGCACGATCCACCAGCCCCACGGTTCAGCCGAAGGCCCGCCGATGACAACCCGCTTCATGCCGCAGGAACTGCAGACCCAGACGAGTTCCTGGCTCATTCAGTCTCACCGCCCTTCACGTCCGCCAGGTACGTCACAGCTAGCTGCACTTGCTCCATCCACAGGAGAGGCAAGTAAAGCAGCCCTCTGCAGCGAGGAGGAGGCACCCACACAAAGGACATATAGGCTCTCGAGGGTGATCACCAGGGAGGTGCTCAAGCAGCTTGTCGTAGTGGGCCTTACTATAGTGAACCTTACTGTGGTCGCTGGCCTCTCCTGCTTCAGCTAGAACTCTGCCGATGATATCTGGACAGGACTTTCCTCGCAGCTTACTCTGAGCCTTACGTCCCATGTAGTTCGGGCATACTACAGACGTAAGTTGGTCTACAATAAGCCCTCGTGGTATACCAGCCCTTAGTGCCAAGGAAATCAGCCTTCCCACGGCCTCTCCAAAGGCCCTACACCCTCCTGAGGCCCCCATGGTAATAAACGCCTCAAAGGTCCTATCTTCCTGAGAGTTCACGGTGATGTACATCTTCCCGCAGCCTGTCGAAACCCGGGTAGTAGTTCCTCCTACACTGGCAGGCCTCCCCTCAAGACACAGACCTGCTGAGCCGGTAGGTGAACTATCCCTCTCACCTGGTACCAGCAAAACTTCCTCTCGACGACTACCTCTACGATATAGGGTTAGACCCTTACACTTCAGCTGGTGAGCCTGTATGATAGCTGCCTTAACATCAGCAACCGTGGCACTTGGTGGCAGGTTAATCGTTTTGCTAACAGCATTGTCGGTAAACTCCTGAAATGCTGCCTGCATCCTTATGTGCCACTCTGGGGTGATTTCCGAGGCAGTCTTAAACAGGGCCCTAACCTTCTCTGGAAGCCGAGTGATCTCCTGACAGCTACCTGTCGAAAGCACCTGGTTTAGCTCGCTCTGTGAAAGAGTAGGTACAACCTCCTGCTGAAATACTCTATTCATGTATTGGAACTCTTGCCCACCAAGCACTCGCTTAGTGAACGTCAACGCAAATATAGGCTCTATCCCTGAGCTCACACCTGCAATCATGCTCAAGGATCCTGTAGGTGCTATAGTCGTGCGAGTGGCGTTGCGAAGAGAAGCCTGGCCTGTCCCCCCAGCACTCGGAGGACATCTACTAAGATAGCTCCCTTTTCTCCTCCCTAGTGCCTCGGACGCCTCCAGAGCAGTCTTTTGTATTGTCTGCATGACCTCACGTGCAACGAGAAGCGCTTGCTCACTGTCGTAGGGTATCCCCAAAGCAATTAGAAGGTCAGCCCATCCCATTATTCCCAAGCCTATCTTTCGGTTTGCGTAGGTGATATCCCGCATCACAGGAGTCGGGAAAGTGTTTACACTCACTACGTTATCTAGGAAGATAACTGCCAGCTTGACTGTCCTCACAAGCCGGTCCATGTCTATATGTGAAGTAGCGTCACAGTATGAGCTACTCCTACGTTGTGACTGCGCTAGTAGTGAATCAGAGAGCTCAGTGAAGGTTGGCACATGAACCATGTTAGCGAGGTTTATAGACCCCAGAGTACAGCACTCATTTGCAAGTAACGGCTGTTCGCCGCAAGGATTGGTTGCCTCCAGGCATCCCTGCTCGGGAGTAGGGTTATTCGCGTTGATGGTGTCCAAGAACACCACTCCTGGCTCTCCATTCCTCCAGGCTCTCTCAGCTAGAGTATTAAGGATCCAGGAAGCACTAAGCATGTTGTATCCTTTGCCTTTCCACTTAAGAGAGAAGTCCGCATCGCACTGGACCGCCGCCATAAACGCGTCCGTGATCCCTACAGAGATGTTAAAGTTGGCCAGCTGTCCCTCGACTTGCTTGCAGCTTATGAATTCGAGAATATCAGGATGGTCCACTCGGAGGACTGCCATATTGGCCCCCCTTCTGGTACCTCCCTGTTTGATTTCCTCGGTCGCTGCGTTGAACACCCGCATGAAGGAGACTGGTCCACTTGCGACTCCGTTCGTAGAGTCGACTGGGTCTCCCTTAGGCCGAAGTCTAGAGAAGCTAAAGCCTGTTCCTCCACCAGACTTCTGTACGATCGCCATGGTCTTTACTGCCTCAAATATATCCTCCAAGGTATCCTCTACTGGTATTACGAAGCAGGCAGCTAGCTGCCCAAAGGCTCTACCTGCGTTCATTAGAGTAGGGCTGTTGGGAAGAAAGTCCAAGTTAAGCATCATATCATAAAACTGAGATGCCGTCTCTTCTTCTCCATCGCTAACTGCTGTAGCCACTCTCCTGAGAAGCCCCTCTGGAGTTTCTCCTAGGCGAAGGTACCGAGCCTCTAATACTCCCTTGGCAGCAGGGTCACTCTTTAGAACTTGTGCGAGGTTCATGGTCTACCTCCTTTATTGGCCTCAGGCTGCCCTGCAAACACAGTTACCTTGACACCTGCTTGAACTGCAAGGTCTATCATGTGTGCAGTTCCTGGGGTCTTAGTGGTACCTTCGAGGAAGGCTAGAACCAGATCAGGTCTGCCTTCTTCAAGCATACGACGATTTCTCTTAGGACCTGCCTTTCCTCCATATTGAGCCCATCCTGGGTGAAAAACAATAGCCTCGAGCCCAAGCTGATGAGCCCATGCTCCAGCTATACTATCAGCTCCTGAGCAGCCTCCATGGATAATTACTGTGTTAGGAGGAAGCTTCGACAACTCTATACCTATCCTTCTACTGCCGTTGAAGGTTCGACTACCACATACGAGTACTCTCATGGCTCTCGAACCCTTCTTATAGGTAGCCTGACACGTAGGACACATCCACCCAGTGTTACATGGATCTCCTGGGGTCCACCCCTCCCTACAGAAGCGACAGACGTACGCGATGACCTCCCCAAGCCGTCGAATGGCAATTATTACTTCAGGATGTAGCTGAGAGCAGCCCACATAGCCACCATCTGCAAGGGAGTGATGTACCTCTTCTGAAGGGACTAGCTGTGCACTCTCGACAGGCACCCAACGAAGTGTCCCATGCTGCTGATTGTGGAGAAGGATCTCGTCCTTCGTTAGGATATCAATCTTCACTCTACTCACCTCCTCGGAGGGCACGCCGAGGAGCCTCCTTCCTAGAGAAGAAGACCCTACAGAGGGCAGCCTTGACGAACGCCGTAAAGACCCCAGTGCTCATTACGACCAGCACAGCCAGGAGGACGCCGGACCAGCCCCACAGGATCAGCCGAGCAGCAGCTATGGCGCCACCCGACATGATGCCTACTGTGATTACCACAACGACGCTAAGGAGCGCGAGCTCCTTTAGGCGCTTCACACTAATCCCTCCTCGTAGTGTACTTCCTCACACTTCTCCACTATCCGGCGTATCTCCTCCAGCTCTCCAGATTCTTCTCCAGCAGCTACCTTAGCCGAGCCTAACTTCTGAAGGCTCCCCCACCTCTGACCTACTTTGATATCGACCTCGAATACTATCACAGAGGCTAGCTTCTCATGAGGAACTTCCATCATACACTTCCGGGCTATGTGGGCTACCTGCAGAGCTACCTCTGGATCGCTGGGAAGCTCTATTAGGATACTGTCATGTACCAGGTTGATTATACTCGCATCGAAGGGAATGAGAAGCTCACGTAGCCTTATGCTGGATGCGAGCGCAATATCACTAGTCATCGACTGTATAGGAAAGTTCCGGGCTTCCCTCTGGAGGTCTTCAAGGTTGACCGGAGTTACGAGCCCAAAGCGCCTTTTCCGTCCGAACGGAGTTGTAAGGACACGCCCCTGGCGTACGGAGGCTGCACATTCCTGCAGAAAGGCTGCAGCTTGAGGTGCACGTTGGAACCAACCGTCGATAAGTTCCTGTGCCTCCTGCATTGACACATCAAAGGCCATTGCTATGGAATAGGCCTCTCGTCCATAGGGTATACCAAAGTTGAGGGTTTTGGCCTTCATACGGTCCTTCTCTCCGAAGTCCTTGCCGAAGAGGAAGGTTGCCACCTCATCATGCAGGTCACGTCCCTCAACGAACACCTGAGTGAAGAACTCGTCTCCACTGAGGTGGCCTAGCATACGGAGCTCAGCTCCCTTGTAGTCTGCCTCTATCAGAAGACGACCTGGAGGTGCCTGGAAGATACCGCGTATAGTTGGATCCTGCGGTATGTTCTGAACATTGGGGCCGCGAGAGCTGAGCCTACCTGTCGAGGTACCATGGAGGAGGTAGCTGGTGTGCACCCGGCTGTCGAGATCCAGTCGCTTTTGTATACCCTTCACATACGTAGCAAGGCTCTTCTTAGTGGACCTAAGTTTCAGTGTAAGGTCCACCACTGGTACTCTATCTCGTAGCTCCTCTATTACCTCCTCTACAGTGCTTCGTCCCCTCATCTTTGCTGGTCTTAGTCGCAGTCTGTCGTACAGGAGCCAAGCGAGCTGCTTCGAGCTGGTTGGCTTGAATTTGGCACCTGCGGACTTCGCTCCTGTTTGAAGCTTATAGTCCTTAGCGCTCCACATACCCTCTGTCACTATCTCGATCTCGTTGAGGAGAGCCTCGCTCTCCCGCTCGAACTTCTCCCTAAGGACTTCAAGGGCCTGGGTGCTAACGTAGATGCCCTTCCTTTCCACGAATCTCAGAAGACGAGTTGCAGGAATAAGTAGCTCGTAGTAAAGCTTCTTAAGGTTAGGATCTCCCTCTACCTGAGGCAGGAGTTCCTCCATCAGCTGGTAAGTGTAGTCTGCGTCCTTAGCTACGTAGCCGTATAGCTCCTTCTTTGGGACCTCCGCGTAGCCCATCTTCGCTTTCGAGGGAGCTAGTTTCTGAATGTCGGCCTTGTAGGCACTAGCTCCTAGGAGGGTAGAGGCTAGATACTCCAAGTTATGCGGAGGGTTCTCATTAATGCAGTATGAGAGGAGGAGCGTGTCATGACTAACTTCTGCAGCAAGTCCGATTCTACGAAGGAATGCTGTGTCAAACTTCCCGTTATGCCAAGCCCACTTCATGTGAGGTACCAGAAAGAGAGGTTTAAGGGCAGACAGCACCTCTCGTGGGAAGACTATGACTCTGTTTTTCGACCAGGCAACCCCCAACACAAGAACTCTACCTCTGTACGGATTCAGACTCGTAGCCTCTATGTCTCCTGCCACGAGAGTAAACTGCTGTAGGAATGCCACAGCTTCCTCGGCCTCGTCGAGCGTGGTGACCACCTTGTACTTCGTAACCCCAGGATCCTTGGGGCTACCACCCTGTAACATCTGGGCAGCGTACTCAATAGCTATGTAAAACGCTCGGTAGTCCCCTGAATCCCGAAGAACCTTTGCTGGATGCAGTGCTGCGACGATGCAAACACCTGTCAGCAAGGAAGACTCGATGCGTCTCCCCTGCTCGTCAGTAATCTTGAGCTTAAAGTTGTTGGTTATACTCCGAAGAGCAGTATTTCCTACTACTAGTACAACCCTTGGGTTTACTTGCCGAAGCTCCTCTAGTACACGCTGCTGGCAGTTTCTTACTGCAACCACGCTAATAGGCTTTCCTACAGGCGGGCGGCACAGCATACTGTTGGTTATGTAGGCGTCCTCTACTGGTATGCCTACCTTTGCTAAGGTCCTTCGTAGTAGCTGGCCGCTCATGCCGACGAAGGCCTCTTTTCGAATTAGCTCCTGCGTACCTGGAGCCTCTCCTACAATAGCAAACGAAGCAGGCCGAGGTACTGGAGCAGGCATTCTAGGGTAGCCTCCGTAAGGACACTGGGAGCACTCCATACATTTCTCCTCCTACTAGTCAGCTACCTCAGGTGGCACCTTTACTTAAAAATAGAGAAGGGAGGAAAGACGGCAAGCGGTACTTGAGGGGGCTCCTCTCCATGCCGACAGTAGTACTTCCAAGCTCGGATCTGCCACTTGAGGTATTTGGAATCGGTCTTGGTGTCTGAGAAATCTATCTCCATCTCGGGACGGAGGTGTGCAGGCCTTAGTGGCTGGTTTACCCTTGCATACGCATATGCGATAGCACTGTCAACTCCTCGAACCCTTAGTTTGTTGACGTGGCCACCTGAAGGGTAGAACACTGATATGGTATGCACTTCTCGAGGATCCTGGTGGCAGCCAAGTAGGTGAACATCCTTTTCCTCGTAGCAAGTCTCTAGCATCGTCAAGGCTTGTAGCCGGGCGCCTGAACCTAGCTGCTTAGTGAGAAACTTCGATATGCCGATGACTTGAACGGGCCAGCTTGTCATCCCTCGGGCACACCTAATCCACTCGCTGAAGGACTCTCCTTGTGGAACAGCCATTAGGGCGATTCGGACACCACACTTGTCTATCTCCTCTAGCGCAGAGTACCCTAGCCTCAAGGTCTCCCTGCAATTTAGGAGCACATCTGGCAGGATAAGCTCCGTAGCCTTGATCAAGGCTGCTCGCTCTAGTAGAACCTCGATTGGTTGCTGCTGCCCCTCAGCAGCCCCGTTGTCCATGATCACGTACTTTCCTGCTTCACTCTGACGCCTAAAGAAATCCGTGTATGCTTGGTCCTTCCCCACCAAGTGAGCCAGGGCCATAAAGTACGTGTCTTCCTTGGTCAGAGAGAGGTATGCAGTCGGCACGATCGTAGCGATTTTCATTCAGTGGCCACTCCTTCCTCCGACAAGAACTGCAGCGTAGCCTGCCGTACGTAACGGCATGCGCGTGTCACCGTAGTGAGCTTCGAGGAGATAGAATCATCGGTGCAGATGCGATATGCAGGAAGCTTAGTGTCCAGGAAGAATCTCTCGTAGGCCTCAAGTAGCGCTGGTAGCTTGCTCTTAGGAAGGTAGTCGTCTTCCCCTAGCTGCTTATACCTTGCCTCCAGCGTTTCTTGGCTAGCTGTCACGTGGAGAAAAACAGTTTGGAGTCTCTTAAGCTGCTGCTCAATTACCTGCGCGTACGGGAGCAGGATCGATTCTCTGCCCTCCGCCACCGCTCGGTATATAACGTCGTCAGGATACCACCAGCGGTCCCAGAGGGTAGGGGGCTGCAGAGGCTTACGCAGGCCACTATAAAGAGGCTTGTAAAGCTCTGTCTCTTCTCGAAGGTAGGTGGCCACAGCAGCTATCGTCTCTCCATCGTCTGCGATGCGACAAGCTTTACGAGGAGTAACTCCAAATATCTCTCCTAGGATATGCATGAGGGTAGTCTTGCCACTTCGATCTGGTCCTGCTACAATCACGATCATGGAAGTTCCCCCCTCGAGGTTTGCAAGCCCCGACTGGTAATCTTGTAGGGTCCTCGCTGCAGCCACCGCTCCTTTAGGACTTGCTCCTTGACTCTCCATGCCTTGTCTATGTCCACTCTAGCTGCTACGAGTAGTTCAATGTAGTAGATCAGGATATCGACAAGCTCCTCATCAAACTGTCGCCAGAGCTTCGGGCTCTCTCCATCGCGCCAGATCTTCTTCACGACGTTTGCTAGCTCCCCTACCTCTCCTGTCATCGCAGTGAGGAGGTAGCTAATGTTCTCAATCGTCGGCTCATGGATTGATAGTAGTCCATGCTCCAGATCAAATGCCAACACATCAGCAGCATAGGGAGATAAATGGCTACTCAGAACTTGGGAGGTCCCTGAACCTAGCTCGCTTTGGTGACGTTCATCTGGCATCGGTTACACCTCTCTTAAGTAACAGCCGTTTTCTCCATCCTCAAGCACTCTCACGCTTACTCTGCGAGGAGGCTCAGATGGGTAGCGTATCTTAAGGTAGCTCTGAATAGCGGTGGCAAAGTGCTCACAGCTATTTGAGTGAATATCTTGGGATAGGCAAAACATCTTACTCAAGCACGACTTACATCTTACTCGAGCATGGCTCGACCGATCGTTAGGAAGTAGGTATCGGCCACCTAAGATAGCTCGTAGGTGCTGCGTCAGATCTGCCTTTATTGAGAGGAGCTCCAGTTCGCGGTTCTCCTTGAATACCTCGATCTCAACTTCGATGTGAAACACGTGTCGATGAGGAAGGCTAAGATAGTCTACCTCAGGGGGCGCACCTATGTAGCAGTGAACACCCTCAAGCTGAGTCCTAACTACGAGGCACCTCATGTCCAGCTCCTCCTTGGGGTGACCTACCCCACCCTCTTCTCCCAAGCTAACTAGCTACGCGTCCATAGGTTCCGGAGGCCACCACTCACCTCCGCAACAGCGTCGTACTGATGGATACTTTCCTGGCTCCGTACTGTTACGTGAAAGCCAGCAATCCTCGTATCTGCTGTCAGCAGAGACGCGACTCCTCGAGCGACGTCCTCCGTGAACTTAGGGTTCTTGTAGGCGTCCTCCGTTACTCGTTTCTCGTCCCATCTCTTAAGGACAGGAAAGGGTGCTGCACTGCTACTCACCTCAGCGTAGCGAATGAGCTCCTCAATCCAGACAAATTCGTCGTAGGCTACCGTTATGGTCACTACAGCTCGCTGATTATGAGCCGAGTTAGAGCTAATTTCCTTGGAGCAAGGGCACAGCGTGATAACCGGTACCTTTACTGTGAGTATAAAGCAGTAGCTCTCTGGCTGAGTATCTACAAGACTAGCGTCGAAGATGATGTCTGCATGAGCTACTCCTACGTTTGGACTGCACGGAGATTGCTTATTATAAAAGTAGGGAAATCGAAGCTGCATCCGTGCAGTAGTAGACTCAAGTCTTATCAGCATCTTCCTCAGAGTGTCCCGTAGGTTATCGACCACCCAGCTATTCTGGTTCATCTCACTCAATATGATGGGTAGCCTACTCATGTTTACTCCCCGGAGTCTGCTAGGTAGCAGAACGTGCATGTCTACCTTAGCAACCGTGCTGAAAAGGGTACCTTGCTGCGTCTTTACCAGGATAGGCATCACTACCCCTGAAATACCCGCCTTTACAGGGAATTTAAAGTCCCCAGCGATGTTCTGAACATCCGGCAAGTCTTCTACCCTCACAGGCGGGCCCATCACTTCTACGAGAAGAGCCACTGCTATACACCTCTCTTAGGGCCGTATAGGAGCAGGTGCAGCTGAGGTAGCACCTTCACACCCTGATCTACGTCGTGCCAGAAGAAACCGTCTTTCTGATGATCAGCCAGAACCTTCTCTGCAAGCCACCGTAAACGGCTTATGTAGGCAGGGTAGTCCATGACTGCATCTAGAGGTATATTGTTCCCTACCTGGAGATGCAGTAGATTGAAGGGAAAGAGAGAGTGGAGTTGCTTGGCATACGCGTAGTCGATGTCGTCGAACACCACGACCTTGAGGGACCAAGGCTTGATAGATAACCCTGTCCGATGAAGCTGCGAGACGAACCTTTGCACGACAAAGGAATCAGTAGCGTTTCCTGAGCTAGGAGGCTTAGGAGACAGAACTATGCTGTCGCAGTCTCTAACCCACTCCCTGAACACTGTACCTTGAGTCTCCACGCCTACGAGGAAACCTAGTCCATGGAGTGGTCTAATTAGCTCAAAGAGGTCATGGATTAGTGGGTTTCCTCCCGTGATAGTCACCCACTTGCATCCCTCTGCCTTGAGCTGGAGCTCTGTCAGGATCTCCATAGCAGTCATGTGCCGGCAGGGACCCTTCAGTGCGTAAGGTGTATCACACCACACACAGCTGTTATCGCAGCCCTGGGTACGAAGAAATACGCTGGGAGTTCCGAGAAGCGGTCCTTCTCCCTGGATAGTTGGCCCAAAGATCTCATTGATTGGGTACCTCTTATCTTTTACGCAGCTACTCCCTGAGGGGCCTTCCAACATCCTAGGCACCTACCTTTGCAAAGGAGGTCGGGGTTTCGTGTACCGTCACAGACACGAGAGCTAGCTCCTGTCCCCCAGTACCTGCTGAACCTAGCTCTGCCTGTAGCTGGAGAAATATCCATGCAGCAATGTTCTCCGCTGTGGGAGTAAAACTCAGCACCTCGTTCAGACAGTTGTGATCCAGCTTTTCGGTGACTCTAAGGAGAGCTCCCTCCAGAATGCTGAAATCTACTACCATCCCAGTATTGGGATCTACGTGCCCTTGCACAACAGCCTCCACCTGGTAGGTGTGCCCATGTAGCCTCTTGCACTTGCCCTCATGGCGAGGCAGGTAGTGAGCAGCATCGAAGGTGAGGGTACAGCCTAGCTGAACGATGTCCCAAGCACCATCTGCTGGTCCCAAGATTATGGAGCCTCCTTCTGGGCAGTCACACTTCTAGGATAATTCCCTTCCTGCTGGAATCTGTCAAACTCCTGCTGTGCTATCTTCCACCGTCCTCCCTTTCTCCTTCCTTGCAGTAGCCCACGCTTCACATAGTTTAGGGCAGTAACGTAGGTTACTCCTAGCTCTGCTGCAACTGCCTTGACTGACATCTCGTTAGATCCGTCGCCAGTCACATTCTTGTCCCTCCTCCTGAGCGCGTGCGGCCTGACTAGAGGCCAGGCCGCACGCATCTCTTGGAGATCTACGGGTTGAGTCCATCCAGGAAGTCAGCAGAGGCGTCGCCTGCTGCAAGGATCTCCCTAACCTCGTTGCCCTTCTTCCCCTTGTTGACGCCGATGCGAATCCTGACTCTACAGGGCCTACCGATTGCGGTGCCCTCGTTACAGAATCTCTTGGGTGCGAAGGTCTTCAGATCGACCTCTGGGCACACTCGGACCAGGAACTTCTTGAGGTTGACCCGTCCAAACTCACTGTTGAGCACGAAGTGAGTGAAGAGGAGGCGACCATCGTACCTCGGGTCAGTTACTCGAAACTGAACGGAAATCATCGGATTACCAGCCTTCGAGATTGCGTACTGATGATCAGCTATCTCACACATCATGATACCAGGTGGCAGGGGCTGGAAGGCTGGTCTCGCAGTCTCATCTAGCTCATCTAGTGGAAGGATATCTCCGTCTTCAGCTTCCATGCCGGGCATCCCCAAATCATCCTCAGCCACTACACGTTCCTCCTTGGTGGTGCTAGCCTTGCTGTGGCGTGCTACTCAGTACTGAGCTTCCACAGCTGAGCCATATTTGGGTCGTCAATGTACACACCCTTGAAATTGCGGAAGCGATTCTTTGCCTTGTGGGTGTACCCTGGCGACACCCACAATCTACGCTTAAGCCCACCTCCCCCCTCAGAGGTTGCAGCCCCAGCCTCTACTCCCCTTGGTACTCCAGCCTCTAGGTATCCTACGAGATCCATGAAGCCGAGGCTCTCGTTGGCAAGCTTACCAGGAAGAGCGGGAAAGCTGTAGAAGCGGCTCATGTCATCCTTCTCGACCTGACTAGCACAGACCAGTAGGACATGCATTGGCAGGTCTCGGAACGACCGAATCAAGAGCCGGATCATCTCGATGCTCTGTCCCCACTCCTTGTACGCTGGAGCATTAAGAGGCATGTCAAGCTCCGTCTGGCTTACCTGTACCCCTAGTATCTGGTACATCGAGAGCTTCTGCACTTCAGTTAGCGTGTCGATAATTACTGTGTTGTAGTGCTTTGGCCTCTTGATCTCCTTCACTGGTACCTGCTTGAACATCGACTCCAGCTTGGCTAGGAGTACTTCGTTACCTTCATCCCGGAGTCTGCAGTGGAGCCGAAGGAACTTAAACGCCTCAGCGAACGTAGCATAGCTGGTAATCGTGACGAGATCGATATCCTCACGGTTGCGGATGCTTCTGCTTCCTGCCTCTGTATCGAGGAAAAGCACGTCCTGCATGGCTGGGACATCCTGTGCCTGGGCTGCTAGGGTGGTTTTGCCTCCACCATACGGTCCGTAGATAAGAGCCTTTACGTACCGTATCTTGCTTTTTGCAGTACCAATGGTAAACGGTGGAGCCTTAGCAGGAGAGGCTTGTGCTGGGGCCGGTGAGGCGTCATCTGTAGGACCTGTAGGACCTGTAGGACCTGTAGTCGTGCCTGCGGAAGTCTCTTCTTCTGCCACCTCTATCATTCCTCCTCGATATGTAGATACAGCGTCAAGCAGTTGGGAATACAATGCGCTTTCGCCAGTCGCGCGGGTCCCTCCGCTTCTCCAGCTCACCACCGAGCATGTACTCCCAGTCACTCCCATCATCCATGGCTATACAGGCGACGCGGAATGGACAGTCCCAGATGCAGTCCCGAGTTGGGCTCGGGTAGATAGCTACGTTCGGGTTTAGCATCTCTCTCGCCTGCGCTACTAGGTGCTGGTAGACGGACTGTCTGAAGGTAGGGTTCCTTAGAACTTGATCCCAGCGAATGTATCGGTCTCCCTCTGGCGACTCCTCTCCAAGTAGCCCCTCCAACACTTCACCGTAGAAAGAAGGTATGTTACGGTGATTCTTAAAGCGCTCCATTAGCGCCTTGTAGTACAACTTGTAGGTCGTTCTCTGCCTCTTGTCGGTGCTGAAACCACCATTCTTAAGGACCCTGGGCTCTGCTGGAGCTTCCTTCTTCATCTGCAGGTATATCATGCCCTCGACAGGCACTTTGGCCTTTTGATCGACCCGCCGCAGAGGCCTATACCACTGCTCAGCTGCCCAAAGGTAGGTGCTAATCTGCAGATCGGTCTCCAACTTGTTTGTGTCAAAGATCTTTGCAGTCTTGTAGTCCATCAACCACACCCTACCGTACGCATCCAACACGACCCGATCAAATGTTCCCTCCGCAAAGATCTTGGGTGCTTGTGTTAGGTCTGAGTTGAGCTCAGGTATAGGAATCTGGAACTTCACCTCTACCTGAGGTTGCCCATCATACCAGAGAGTCCGATAGTCGTCCTTGTCTTGTAGCCAGACCTGGTAGTACGCCAACATATCCTTCGCCAGCTGAAGTGTTGCCTCCGAATCTATTGGCCTTTCAGCCTCAGGAAATGACTTGTAGTAGGCCTCTAGTGCCTCAGCTGCAGATGAAAACCTCTTCCAGCCATGAAGATCTTCCAGTGCGAAGTGGATGCCAGAGCCGAACCAGGGAGCAAGCTGTGCCTCTCCACCCTTCGGAGCAAGACCCTTCCTCAGTGGACTTTCGAGGTCCCACCGCCTCCTACACCTGAGAAACGAGATCCTGTCATAGGTATGAATGGCTCTCGAGGTCTCGGTAGAGGCCTGCGTAGGCTCCTTGACCCCAGCTAAATGAGCTTCATACGCTAGTCGCTGCTCCAAGGAGAAGTATGCGTGAAGCCCACCAGTATCCTCCATAGATGTTGGTTCTCCTTCCTCTTAGCTCGACTCTACTCGGTCAGAGAGTTGTTGGAACTCCTTCAGGACCTTTGGTACGTCAACCTCTATGTACATGCCATTGATCGCGGCACGAAAGTCGTAGGTCATAAGATGAATACCCTTATTTCGCAGATACACAAGGAAGTCGTTGACTTCACTCAACCACTTGCCTCCTCTCCTGCAAAGGATGCAGTTTCGATTGGCCCTCAAACTACCTAGTGCGCCTGGTGGGACTCTACCCACATCTCCTGCCTGGTGGGCAGGTATCCTGGGGCAGCTCACTACGAACAGTTTAGACGACAGGCGCACCGGATAGGCTGCCCAGCCCAATAGTCTCGACTCACGACTTGTCCTTAGGGAACCCTTATTCCCCTACCTTTATTATACTACATTTTCGCCCTTTTGTCAACAAGGGATTCAAAATTTTTTAGGGCTGCTTTGGATTGCAACCGGCCCCACGCCACACCTGATCGAGCATCACTTCTGGACTAAGGATCCAGTTTGCAGCTCTCTGCTTGTTATTAAGGACCTCCAATATAGCCTCATCTACTGTCTGCCTATGCAGCAGGTAGTATACATGTACAGCAACCTTCTGACCTAGTCTGTGAAGCCTATCTTCAGCCTGTAGGTTCTCGATAGCGCTCCACTCGCACCCCACGAAAATCGCTGTGCTAGCTGCGTGAGCAGTAAAAGAGGCTCCACTCTTGATCGTACAAACTAGGGCTCTTGGACCCGAGCCAAGCTGGAACGCCTGGGTCGAACTATGCACCTGCTCTTGAGGTAGTCCCCCATGGACGACGTAAACTCTTGCTTGCAGAGCTTCTAAGATCTCTACAATGAAGGGAATAGCCTTTCGAAAGGGTGTAAAAACAACCAAGGCTCTACCAGAAGAAAGCTCAGCCACTGCCAGCTCCTCAAGCGCTTCTAAAGCAACACCTAGAGCTGGGCTTCCTACAAGTCGTGGGGTTACGAGAATTTGCCTTAGTCTTAGGAGCTGAGAGATCCGATTAGGAGTGACGAGGAGATGGCTACCCTCTGTCCCCAGATCAGCAATCATATTGCTAGCAAGATCATCGTAGAGTCGCTTCTGCTCTCCTGCCAGCTGTAGAGGAATGGGTTGACGTACCTTGTCCGGCAGCTCAGACAAAACCTGCTTCTTTGTCCTTCTTACCATATATTGAGAAAGCATGCTAGCGAACTTTACTACATTCTTGGGACGTCCCTCAATAGTAAGTCCGAAGGGATCCTCAAAAGTGATGCAGTGCTCCTCTATGAACCGCCAATAGCTACTGAAGCTACGAGAGTCGATTAGGTTCAGAAGGGCCCACAGATCCTGAGGGCCTCGTCGCACGGGAGTACCAGTGAGGAGGAACAGGTGTCTACTATACGCCCGCTTGAGCGTTGCAAACGTCCTCGTTTTGCGGTTAAGTAGCCCTGCAAGGTGTACCTCATCGCAGATGATCGCTTGCCACCCCTGACAAAGAGAGAGTACTTCCTCAACCAAGGCGTAGTTAGTGATTAGGAGCAGAGGTTTTTGTTTCAAGTACTCCTGCCAGATAAGCTTTCTCTGTGGAGGGGTCCCTATATAGAGAAGAGAGGAAACCTGAAGCCATCTTTTAGCTTCGTCTTTCCATACTCCCAGGCTGACCTTGGGTCCTAGAACAAGGGCGGAGCTAACTCCGAGAGCTCTCAGAGCTAGTAGGGTCTCTGCTGTTTTGCCGAGCCCAGGCTCATTGGCAAGGATCATACGCGAGCGGCTCACCATAAACTCTACATCTTTCACTTGGTACTCCCTCAGTGCTAGTGCCATTATCGGAGCTGAGGTACGGCCTCGATTATTGCCCTACCGAAGAGGAGAAAGTAAGTACCGTGTCGAATGGCGTCATTTGCATGAGGCTGTCCTCTCTGGTAAAAGCCCCACTCTCTTAGTCTCTTGTCCTTACAGAACCCCTTTGGAAGGCCAGCCATCTGGAGGAAGAGAGGTATTCCTTGCTGGCTGCACAGACTCTCGATTATACCAAGCAGACGCGGGGTGAAGAGATCCCTCCAAGCGTGCCTCTTTGCCTCCCAGCTATAGATGCGATAGTCCTCTGCAACTACGATAGCAGGCAGGAACCGTTTTAGAAGTTGAAGGATCTGAGAGGTAGAGCTCGTCAAGGAGACTTGTCCCCGCTCGTATAGCTTGCCACTACAGAAGAAGGCCCATCCGAGCGTTTCCCCAGGATCTAGTGAAAGGAGACGTTCAGGAGGCTTCCAGGAGAGGTTAGCTCGGGTTCGAACCTGCATAAGTAGATCGAGGAAGTTCATGACCTTCACTCTCCCCGCCTGCCAGGCTCCTCAGTTTCAACTATCCGCCGCATGATCGTAGAGAAGGTCTCGAACTCCTTCTGACGCTTTAGCGCTAGGGTATAACACTTCTGCAGCTCGAGGATCCCTCGCTCGACATCCTTCAGGTCCGCAGCGATACATATGGTTATCTGGGATCCCTTGAGGCCTATCAGGGCGAACTGATCAAATTCGGCGGTCTCTAGACCAGGTCTACTCTTGTGAGCCCTCAAGACGCAGGAAGCCCCTAGCTCCTCTGGATCCTCGAAGAACTCAATATCCAGAGGCTCGTCTGCCATCTTCATCCTCCCCCTCGGTAACCAAACTACGTTCAGCCAGCTTTGCAGCGAGCTCTAGCGCGTCGAAGGCTTCTCGAGCCTCTGACCAGTTAACAACACTTCCTGTACTTTGATGCACAAGAAGGAGCTGACCGTTTGAGTCTCTTGCTATAAGCCACCTAGGATGTAACCATTGAGGGGATCTCATGACCTCACTCTCCTATGCGAGTTGTGGCTAGGAGATCAGCCTTGCCACATACCAAGCTCCTAGTACTCCGAGAACACTGCCAAGCAGGCACGGGAGCCCAAACAAGGGAGAACCACGGGTGATATCTGCAATTATCACCCCACCAAAGCTGAGCCCAGCTAGCCCACACGCGGCACCGAAGACAAGCAGACCCGCGCCATTTGAACAGTATCTGCCTGGGCCTAGCAACATCTAATCCTGCACCTCCTCCAAGCTGATACTAAACCGGTATCTTTTCTCAGGGCCTTCTATCACGAGAGCTTCTAGATCCTCAAGACGAGCAAACAGTGCCTCACCTGTAAAGATTCCAGACAGTCGAACACGGAACCCTACACTCTCCTCTCGAGGTGCCGAGCTAAACACGGACGATGGCCAGGTAACGTTCCTAGCATCCTCCACATGAGCAATCCGACCAGACTTACTCTTGTAGATACCTAGGTCTTTTCGAAGCTTCCGAATAAAGGTGATCGGAACGTCCCAGACGTCAGCGAGCATCTGGTCAGGATTGTTGGCTATCAATCGCTGTAGTACTTCCTGCGCTTCGGCCCCTCCCTTAATGTTCCCAAACTGCTCTAGGGTAACCCCAATCACTGGAGCCCCACCCCTCTCCCAAGAAGTGAGAACCAGGCTAGATCTACTGTACCTCCTTCGTGCCGTGGAATCACCTACGTCCATAGGGAAGATGAGCTGCTTGGGTCTCTTCTTACTTGGCAGACTCTACTCCCCCTAACGATATGGTGAGCGAGAGGTTAAGTATCAATGTATCTCCCTACACAGTTACGAACTCACCATCCTGAGTGAGGCCATAGTACCCTGGGATCTCTGGCAGCCCGTGAGTTAGAGCGATCTGGTGACACCGTTTCGGGACATTGGCGGTCGCCTCGTCTCGGGCTATGCCGTCGGCTATCGACATCGCAACCATAGGTTGCTGTGGTTGCCAGCCCTGGGCTACTAGGCCCTCGATTTCAGCCTGCTCTTCGTTCGTGGCGAACACACCTGTGTGCCTCATGTCAGAGATCACCTCTTCTACCTCACGGCTTCGTGCTTCAGGGTCTGGCGACACGCTCCACAGACCCAGCCGTAGTCATCATCTAGGTGCCAACCCATAGGAAAGGCCAGCTTACTCTGAGCAGCTGCTAGGTCTTGGGCACCAAACTGAATGATCCTCTGACACAGGCCACAACGAGCCTGAGCCACCATAAAAACGTCACCAAGGTATAACTTCGTCGTAGTGCTCACCTCTCTTCTGCCTCCCTTTTTGGTAGGATCAAAGGTCCTCTATGTGTGCGACAGCCGCTACACCGTGCTGCAAGGGTAGCTCGACAACCTCGTCCTCAGTCTCTATGAGGTCTAGCACCCTCACCTCTTTGCTATGCGCAACTACCAAGCGTTGTGCTTCTTGTGGAGTGTGTGCAAACACGATGAAGAAGCTCGAGCTGCCGCTCAATTCACGATAAGACCTCCTTCGAGCATCTACTGGACGCTCGAGGGGAGCGTTCACTCGATAGCACCTTAGGACTGGAGGGTGACCAAGTAACTCTCCCGAAAGCTGATCGAAGCAGGTCACGTCGTTGCTACCCGTGGGGATCGTACCAGAAGGAGTACCCACTGCTCATCCTCCTCATAGCCAAATATAGCTCTCTACTCTAATTATACAATAATTTTGTGGAGAAGTCAACATGCAAGAAGGAGTGACTCATGGAGAAGGCCTAGAAAGTGGCTCCTGAGGCCTTGGACCTCAAGGATCTCGTCGCCTAGCTGAAACTTGAAGTCTTGAATGTGTATCGTGGTCATGGTACTAGCTACTCTGACCCACCCCACAACTCTTGTCTGCTGCCTCACGACTCTTATCTGCTGCGCAGCGTAGCTGACGCACAAGCTTGTTGTGTGCGTTGATGAGGGTCAATGCACGGGATCTGTCCTTGGCTCCCAGAGCGGCCCGGACGCCCGCGACGTACCGTATGAGTTGGTATACCCGAGGCTGCACACGTGTCATGCCCAGGTAGTGTACTGCACGATCGATTTCCAGCACTGTGAGGTCGTCTAGTGCAGGTGCGAAGTCGAGCATGACGCCGCGCTCGTCAGTGGTGTACGTAATGCGTAGGCCAATAGGGGACGGGATTCCCTGTGCCACGGCGGTTTCGCGGAGGACACTCATTCCCTCCGCACTGATGTGTGCCACGGTCTTGTCTGAGAACACGAGGGTACTTACTCCAGTTGCGGTCAGTTCAATGATCTCTTTGATGACACCCTGCTTCAAAGGGCGTTCCATTACCTGGTCCTCCAAGTGAATTCCCTCCTTCGTGCTAGTCGGGTCAGACCGTTGCTACCTAGGATCATCCTCCTCGGCGCTATTTTCTATCTCCAGCCTCGCGTCCTCCTCAACTTCTCTTGCCTCAGCAGGCGTCGCTGGCCGCTGTTTGAGTGCCTCAGCGTACTCACGCCACATTGCCACGAGACACTCCTCAGAGCAGAAAACAGCACCGAAGCTTGGGTTGTACCAAGGTCCAGTGAGTGCGCCACAGCGTTCGCACTTCACCGACTTGTTTTTGGTTGGTACGTAGATAACCTCATCAGAAAACCTGCCACTAATGAGGTAGCTTTTGACCGGTACTGGGTTAGGCCACTTCGCGTCGAACTTCACCTACGTTCCCTCCTCTACAATACACGCTGAGCTCATCAGAGGTCACTTTATCGAGGGTCAATCACATTTCTGTAGTTCACGTAGACCGAGATCTCTGGGTCTAACACGTAAGTGCTAAAGCAGGGATCAGGTCGGTAGCCCATTCGAATGCGGTACACACTGTAGTCTGCGTTTCTTGTGATGCGGTGACTGCGAGCCACTACGCGTCGGCGGTCGCCCTTGCCATACTTCTGTTGATGCCACCTCTGGTACAGCCGCTCAACACTGGCCTTGAAATCGCGCCCACGGCCCTCACCGACAACCTCACCCTTTTCGATGGTGGCGATGATTAGGTACACTATGTCACTTCCTTCCTTGTAGCACCTTTGTGTAGGCTTCGGCAAGCATCGCGTCGGTGAAGCACTTCTTGATATGGTCGGGGTCGTAGCGCGGCTGATTTCGCTTGCAAATCAGCGCCCTGTAGCCAGGTGGGCCTGCGGCGGTGACCTCATGCTCTGGACACCACACACACAGGTTATTCTCTTCCTGAAGCGCGGCAACAACGTTTTGCAGCGCCTCCTCTGCCATCATGGCGCGCGGAACGGCCTTGAGAGCGATCTGTAATGTCTCACCTGCAAACTCCAACAGAAGGTCACTGCTGTGAGAACCACAATGCACAATCTGGCTGATGCACATCAAGTGGCGCCAGTCCCATATCAGGGGACGATCTGTAACAGGAGAGTCCGCATGCTTGTTATAACTCCTCACAACCTCATCGATTATCTGTTCGATGGGCGTGCAGCGAAGTCTCTCTTGAAACGCGACGATAGCGGCGTAAAGCGGGTCGTCCTTGTCTCCTCCCATTCTCATTTCCTCCCTCCGTGCAGATTCCTTGGATGTGCCCCCAAAGCTACAAGTACTCCACGGCTGATGGCAGCTGCTATACTCATAACTACGCTAAGTTGGACGCTGAGCTCATCGAGCCTAAGTACCACTCGTGGCCCTACCTGAGTAGCTGTAGCTCCAAGGAGTTGATCTATGCTCCCCACACCGATCGCTCCAGCCACAGACACGTCGCCTACTGGTAAGAGATCCCTGAAGGAATCCACGTGTGTGGCGAGGCCAATACAAGGTTGGATGGGGCCGAGTCTAATATCAATCGAGCCTATATCCTCAAGTGACCCTGGACACGCACCTATGGCAATGATAGTTGTCCGACGAGACCCTCCTGATAGGGGAATGCCTCCAGCATGTGCGGGGCGCTCTAGAGTACCATACACAGATACCCGCGATACGCCACATCGCTTAAATGCTCCACCTGGTACGCAGCCTACTCTCCACCCAGCGTCAACTAGCAGTGAACCTACCGTTGGTCCTAGTATATCTCCTATCGATCGGCCAGCACCGATGCACAAGAATGCAACCTGCCGCCTCTTACTGGGAGGAAAACACTTAAGACATTGAAACAGGGTATCTGCCAACGTTTCGGCGATTTCACTGGCACCGACAGAGAGGCGTACCCCCGGTTCTGGCATGCTTGGAAGAGGAATCACCTTAGATAACACAGCTCGATTCCTCCCTACGAGTGGCTCCTCATGGCTTCAGGGCGTGAGCTCGAGCCAGCGTAGCTAGGTGATCTCGCTGCCGTGCGCCCCTTGGTGGGGTCACAGTGCGTAGCTGATACCCGCCCCATTTACGCAAGGCGAATCGTGCCACACCCTCACCACGCAGGGCGATGGGAATCTGGAGATACTGCTCACCTGTGCGACCATCTTGGTACATCTCTGGCTTGACCCCTCGCCGTAGAGCTGTATAGAGCATACTAACGGCGATGTCCTCAAGTGCCTTCGCGTCGTCGCCGTAGTACTTACGCAGCCTGTCGCGTGCGTGGTCCCTGATGGTGATGTGCATTGGCTAGCCCTCCTTTGCGCCGCATTCATTGGCACCGCAGTCGATGCCACCAAAAACGGCGGCCTCGCGCAGATGGATACAGCGCCTTTTTTGTTTGCCCTCAAACGATATATCAAGACAGAAGGTGTAGCCCAGGGGACAATCCTTGGGTCTAACAAAGCCGTGGGACGGGGCACCCAACGGGTCGTCCGTATTCAGCAGGATGTAGGCAGCTACTATTTTCACGTCCACTCCTCCTTTGCCCTAGTCTGGTACTTTCTGTGTCTACAGCTCTTATCGGTTGTCGATATGTGGCATCTCGTCCAGTATATTAGACTCAGCCTCTTCCTCCTCGACGCGCGCCTTTCGCTCCTGGATGTCCTTGTCTAGAAGTTGTAGCATCTCGATCAGTAAGGACCGCGCGTGCTCGGGATCCTCGCACACGATCAGTGTCTCTGGAGCCTCGCTAGGAATCGATGCGAAACCGCCGTGGGGATAGAGACGCAGGATAGGCTGGCAGAACAATCTTACTCGTTCGGTGTAGACCTCGACTCGCATGCCTGGTTCTAGTCTGATAACGATTCTGTCCATCGATCACGTCTCCTCCTCGTCGACAACTTGGTCGCGCTCGCAGATGGTACAGCTACTCTCGCGCCCACCATATAGTAGACATCGTTCTGTACGACCACTCCAGTGAGCCTGCAAACACCAACTACGACCGTCAGGGCAGCCGTCAGGAATGATGGTGCCATCCTTGAAGTGAGACAGGACAAGCATCGACTACACCTCGCTAGGGAACAAGCATTCGTAGCCAGGGCAATCCTCATCACACCTGGGCGACTTCGTTGGCATCTTGGGGCTATCACACCGAGCATCGTCCTCAGGGCCAAAGGGGGTCTGGAATGCGCCACTACTCAACCAACGACATGGGCTGAGGCTTTCCACACCCGGTTCTCTTGAGCCACGCACTGAGCAGCTCCTGCATGGCATCAGGTAGGTGATCCCACAGCTTTTCAGCAATCTTGGGGCCACACTCACGTAGGAAGTCCTGGGCCTCGGAGAAGGTTAGACTCCAATAGAAGCCGTCGGCCTCAGTGATGATGTCTTCAACTGTGATAGGCTTGACTGGCTGTTTGTACTCCTTGTCAGACATTTATTTCGCCTCCTCCCGCTTATCGTGAAGGTTCTTCACAATGAGCTGAGTCGTGGAGTCGCGCCGCGCCTCCTCGATGTAGCAAACAACAAGCTGGATCATGCGTTTCTGTAGGTTATCTAACGCCTCGTCTCGCGTGCGACCACGAACTTGCAAGCCCACAAAGGCTACAGCGATATCTAGAGCATTGATAACATCAGCCCGGAACTTACCTGGCTCCTCGTTGGTGAACACGTAGGACACATCCACTAGGTCTTCAAAGTAGGTCACAACTATTGCGTGGGACACTTCTGCTTACCTCCTCGCTTCTCGGCTTCCGCGGCCTCTAGCACTCTCCGATAGTGCCGCGTCGCCTTCTGGCAAAGGCCCTTCTGGGTGATGAGGCCAGGAAGTACCTCCCTCAACCGCCTGTCGGCCTCACTCTCTAGACATGCAGCCAGCACAAACGAGCACGCCGCGCTAGTCTTCAAATGACCCATGGTATCGACCGCCACCAGGGCGCTCATCTCGCCGGCATGGATGACCTCCGACAATTCCTTAGACCACGGGCCGTTTGGGTCGTACCAGAAGCGAAGGCCCAGGTCGGCGCCTTTTGTCTGCGCGAGGTAGACAACCGAGTGAACCTCACGCAGGGTATGGCTCATGAGCTCGGTATGAGCGGCAATGACGCAAAGTGTACGGTCGAGCACTGTCAGGCCTCCCTACGATGCTGCTTCGGCGCCAGCCTTGCGACGAGATGCACTAGTGGCCCTACAGTTCCGACGATGATCGGTAAGAGGAGACCAAGCATCAGCCATTGAGGCCAAGTAATGATCATGGACTTTCCTACCTCTCCCAACCTACGAGCTTGCTGATCCGAACGTGTTCGTCGACTCCTACTTCAGCTCGCCTTTCACTCATGACCTTCACGTAGTGATCTCCTACCTCTCCCTGGAAGAACGGATCGCCACTCACTGCGAAGCGCCGCTTTCGCAGGAGATCCTCGTACGAAGCGGTGTCTATCCATCGCTTCATTCGCTCGACCTCTTGGGAGCTAACCTCTTCAACCATGCCACAACTTCCTCCTTAAATGTCTGAAGTCCACACTGAAGTACCAGAGAGGCAACCACAAAACACGCTGTTCCTGAAACGTTAATGCCAGTGCTGGGATTTGAACCCAGATGCCTTACGGCGGCGGATTTTAAGTCCGCTGTGTCTGCCCTTCCACCACACTGGCAACGTCTAGCTTTGGGCAGCCCTGATAGATGTGAGTCAGGCACACCCTGCTAACTGCACCAGTATTTCGTGAACCACTAGCCCCGGTGGCTCCACGATGTTGATATTCACCAGGAGCCCAACATCTACGCTGCTTGCAGCTCTCGTCACGAGCGAAGTAGTTTCTCTTACCTACTCTAACGAGAATCACGGTGTACCTCCTCCTTTCTGCCTGACGTGCCGGTTTCCCCAGCCGGCGTCCCTGTGCGCCACCCTGATGTGGCGTTCCATCCCATTCCATACGTCAGGCCGTATCCTGAGTGTGTGAGCGATATAGCAGTACTCGTCGAACACCTTCAGTCTCTTGGACCTCCTCTTGGAGGAAGCACAAGAGTTATATGCTATTTACATACTCCCACCTCCTCTCACTTTGCACAAACGAGACGATCATATGCAGCTAGATGACCTCTTGGACACCAATCTTACTGGTGAGCAGGGCTGCGCTTGGCCTTCGCACTGTAACCGGCAGCGCTGGGTCAGGCCGCCCTGTGGTAGCCTGCTGCGCACGAGCGTCTGCCCGTGCGTTTGCGGCACGTGGTGTGTACTCTAGATGGATTATCCTAAATGATCGCATCAGCTCCCGTACCTGGTCACGAAGTACAATCAGCGTCGCGTTCTTGGCGCGATATTGCCCTGTGACTTGATGCAGTACAAGCTCACTGTCTAGGTGAACTAAGAGTGCTGTAACTCCTACTGTGCGTGCTATCTCTAAACCACGAATCAGCGCTCGATACTCAGCTACATTCGCATCCACAACTACACCTATGTACTCCCCACCATCAGCGATGGTTTCTCCAGTGTCGGGATCATACAGGTAAACGCCTATACCTGCAGGGCCAGGGTTGCCTCGTACGGCACCATCAGTATAGAGTATTGCTTCTCGAGACATGAGCCTATCCCCTTAAGGGTCGCCTCTTGGGTGTACGGTAGCTAATCACACAGTCTGCCGATCACACAAGTATCAGACTGCTTCAGTAGCCCTGTCCATCACGAAGGAGTCCGATCGTCTCCTCCCTCTTCCACGCCCGCTGACGCACCCGCTGATGCACCTGCTGACGCACCCGCGGCAGCCTTCTTGTCCCTCGCAGCGAGGTACTCATCGATCTGCTTCTTAGAGACAGGACGAGAAGGCATTCGGTCATGTGCGCAGACCGAGTAGTTGTCCTGTGGTAGCATCGCCCAGTAGCAGCTGTTCCGATACCCTTTATGACATCCCTCCGGAGTATTCGGAGCAGGGATTCTCCTGCCGCTGAAGATTGCCTGCGCGATCCACTTTGGGCAATCCCCACGTCGCACACTAACCTGTAGACTGTAGCTAGAGACCGTCCCTTGCTGCTTCAGAATCGGTACTAGACGATCTTCAGAGAAGGCTACTACAGGTGTAACATCAGGCACTTTGATTTCCTCCCCTCGCCACTCAATGCTAATAGCCTCGAAGATCTACTTCAGAGCCATGACTGTCTGGGACTTTACGCTATAGGTGACGAGCTCCCAATCGAAGTTGGTTGGCTCGTTTGCTGCAGTATCCCAGGGTGGACTCGGATGCCCACTAGGTGCCCCACACACGAAGCTGATAGCTTCGAATGCCCAGCGTGCACCTGGCTCCATCCTGTCAAACACTCGTCCGGCCGCCCAGGTCACATCATCATTCAGAAGTACCCTGGTGCTGTCGTAAACCATGAGGTGGATCTCAGGGTTAGGTATAGCAGTGTGGCCGTCGTTGTGGATGGTGCCAAGCACTTTGAGGATGCCATACTCGTAGGTCACCCTGTTGACCTCTAGGGTCACGAACTCGTATTCTGCTGGAGTAGTTGGAGCAGCTGGAGTAGCTGGAACGTCCGGCTTGGGCACCCCAGGTGATCTTTCTGAGCACCCACTACAGATCACTGCCAGCAGGACCGCGATAACCAGGATGAGCATGTGACTCCTGCGCCACTTCTTCACGAGAATACCTCCCTGTTGGTCATCTCCACCAGCCATCTGTGACAGAGCACGCAGAGTCTAGTGCTATGACGACCACTCATCCTCCTTATCGCAGCCCAAGCCTTAAGGAACAGCTATTCTCAAGCTCGAACAGCTACCTCGCTACTATCTGTACCAGGCGAAGTAGCAAATAGTACTCAAACGTGTCACTTCGGCTCACTCTCCAGGACGACCTTAAGGCTCTCATCACCTTCCAAGATAGCCTTAAGGCTCTCATTGGTTGCTACCAGTGTGGTAGCTTCGGCGGCTGCGGCTGCGGCTCGTGCAGTAGCTGTAGCATCTATCCACATCTGAAGGGACTGTCGCACGCCCTGCTCGGTAGCAAAGGCATCTCGTGGCCACCACAGACAATTTTGCTCTCCTGCTGGGCCGTACTGAGTTACCTCCTTAGGCTTAGGGGCCCATTGGACCCGTACCCGCTCCCCTATCCACTGAAGGAGCACCCCCCAGCCCTGGAAGGGACAAGAACGGAGCTCCCGAGCTACCCTCTTTGTGAGCCGATCTAGCTGCGTCACCGGGATCTCCCTGGATGATTCTAGGGACCTTACAGAACCTGGTACTGACCTACTCATCAGTATGCCTCCTCTACTTGAGAACCTTACCGGGGCAGGCATAATACTCGCTTCCCATGCCCTTTGGTGCTGAACCCTTCTTCAGGAAGGCAAGATTAGAGTCGAACAGATGAAGCCACTTACATTGCTTTCCCTTACCTTGGAGCTCCAAACGACGAGGGCAGTAGTTCGAATTATTCCAGACTTTTGTGCCTGGAGCGAAGGGGTTGAAGTAACGTACTTCCTCAACCTTTCCACAAGCCCAGCGCACCCTAACAGTCCCCCACACCTCAAGCCCCTCCTAAGCTTCGGCATTGTCAGGCCCCCACGACTCTCCTCGAGCTGGTGACGAAGTTACTATCACACCCGGCTCTGGCGAACGAACCAGTCCATTTGCAAGATCTATTTCCTAACGAGCCGAGGGCGCTTGAGATCACGTCCATCTTTGGGCCGAGCCAGATTGCACCGCTTATGGGTTACCCGAACATTCCCGAGTACGTCCTTGCCTCCTGCGCTCAACGGAATAACATGATCGAGCCACAGATCCTCAGGACCACAAGGCTTCATGCAGATCTGACAAATTGGAACTCCGTCTACACTGTCCCTCTCAATGACAGCTTCGCGGGAGTAAACTTGCCTGGCTCGGCGGATACGCTTCCGCCTTCGAGCTCCAGCCTCTCTACCTACCTCTGGATGTTCCTGTCGGTACACCCGACACTGCTCTAATCTTGCCTCCCTGTGCTTGATATAATCATTCTGGCATCGAACAAGGTGCTTTTCTCTATGTCTCTTGTAGTAGCCCTTCCTTGAGGGGGATCCTCCGGATGCCTTTAGCCTTTCGTAGCTCTGCTTAGCAACTATCCTTTCACATTGCTTGCATGTATACGAAAGGCCATCCTTAGAAGCGCTACGCTTCGAGAACTCTATGTGAGGCTTTACGACCCCACAGTGGCTACACGCTTTCGATCCTTCTGGTAGGTCTCTTGAAGCATCTGGCATCCCAGCAGTCCCTCCCTCCTTGATGAGACTCACTACTACGAGGTCATCTCGGGTACCAAATAAGAACCCCACACGAAGACCTTACCTGAGGACCTCTTCAGGCTGCCATGTGGGTGGGTAGGGCCGCCACCCAGTTTCCCTGGTAGGCGTCCACACGTAGACAGCCGTGCGGCGTGGCTTATCATAGCTCTAGGCTACAGTATGCCACTTCCTAGCCCACCCACTACTGGCAACCAAAGATGTCAAGTCAGCTTACTTCTCGTCGACGTCGTCAACGTCGGCCTCATCCACATCGTCGTCGCCGTCAGCATCAGCTTCGTTGCTGTTGTCAGCTTCACTAGCTTCACTAGCCCCGCTAGCTTCACTAGCTTCGCTGACCTCAGCGCCCTCCGAATGCGGCTTCTTGGTGGCAGCCCACACGATGGCGTAGTCGCAGCTGAGCTCGTCGGCTATCTCTCTGCGACTTTTGCCTGCTGCATGGAGCGCGCGGATATGCTCCGCACGTCCAATCGAGCTGCCATCTTCGAGAGTGATGACGACCTTGCCCCTGTGAGTCCGAGCTCCTTCCTTACCCTCGGCGAGCAGCTCCTTCGTGGCTGCGTACACCGTGGCGTAAGGACACTTGAAGTGCTTGGCGATCTCACCACGGGTCTTCCCTTGCTGGAGCATCTCGCGCATATGCTCCGCACGAGACCGTCCATCCTCCATGATCACGCCGCGTCCTACGCCACGACCAGGATGGCCTTCCGTGAGCTCGTTGTGCATGTTGGCAGTAGCCGCGTAGACTACTGCGTAGGACACTCCAAGCTCCCTAGCGATGTCGCCACGAGGCCGGTTACTCAGGAACTCCTGTCGGATATACGCGCTCCGTGACCCTTCCGTACCATCCTTGAGGTGATACAGCTTCTTCGGCTCCTTGACCTCTTCCTTCTCGTCATTCACGTCATTCACGTCATTCACGTCATTCACGTCTCTTCCTCCTCCGTATTCAGATCATTATGATACAAGCTGGACTCAGAGCGATGCAGCCAAGACTCAGAGCGATACAAGCTGAACTCAGACGTGACTACTTGGTCGCCTGCCTCACTGTACTCGCAGAGATCTCGCAGTGGAGGTCCTCAAGATCCTCCATAAGTTTGCCTTCGTACTTCTGCAGCAGGGCGACATAAGAATTCAGGAAACTCTGTGTCGCAAGTCTCAAGGACGCCGCTAGCCCTCTAGCACTACCACCACTCATCTCAGCATACGTGAGGGCTACGAGGGGATCCTTGTCAGAGTCCATGACTCCTGGAGGATAGGCCCCATAGGGCCGCCCGCCTCCAACGGGATCTGTCCCTTCTATGACTACTGCCCAGCTGTCCCCTTCACGACAGATCCTCTGAAAGGTAATCGAGAGGGAACTCAGCTTCAGGGACTTCAGCTTTATCAGTATGTCTTCTACGAACTCGCCACTAAGCTGGTTCTGCTTGACGGGCTCACTCATGTCCCCGCCACCTTTCCCTACTCTCTACCTTTATTATCCCTTATTCAGAGATGTAAAGTCAAGATGGTCTTGAAATTTTATTCTGGCACAACTAACACTCACTTTTTGCTTAGCACGCCCCTCAGACCCTCTCCTACAAGCTTCCTTTCTTTTTTTTACTTTTTTGAACGTAGTGTGCTTGTTGACTTTACATCTCAAAATCGTGTATAATAGTAGTAGAGGCTAAAATCTACGGATGTAGAGAGGAGGGGAGCAAGGTGACTGGCAACGGCAAGAAGGTTCTCGCGGTCTATCTGGACGTACCATTCCATAACCGTGTGAAAGCTGCTGCTGCAGAAAGAGGACTTAGTCTGCGTGCCGCAGTCGCTATGGCTCTAGCGAGCTACTTCGAGATTAGTGCTAACCCTGCCACTACATTGGAAAAGGAGAGCGACAGTCGTGCCAACTCCGTCGGAGTGGGCGCCCTATCCGTTTGACAGGGTTCTCGAAGTCATGAAGCCTTGCAAGGTTAGCAGAGATAACCCTGCCCACCGAGCTAGGCTAGATCAGGTGCTTCTGAGCTCTCGGTACGTGGCGGAACCTAAGATCGACGGGTCTCACTATCTCTTTATCCGAGGTCGATTCTTCAGTACTCACATCAAGACGAGAGACGGAGAGTCAACAGGCCTTCCTGTCGAAAAGACACCTCACTTCGCTCACCTCGCAACTGCCCTCTCAAAACTAGGATGGCCCCAGCTCATCCTGGATGGAGAGATATGCATTCCTGGAGGCAAGTCTCAGGACGTTACTTCGATATCAGGATGCCTACCAAGGGAGGCGGTACGCCGACAGGAACGTGGTGGCTTCGTCCACTACACAATTTTTGACGTCCTTCGAGCTCCAGGCGGAGACTGGATGCTCGATCAGCCCTGGCACAAGCGTCGCCAGCTTCTAGAGCGACTCTACAGCACAATAGTGCCTAGAAACGAGTACATCCAGCTAAACCCAGTAGTCACCGAGGACAAGTCTAGGTTTCTCCAGGATCTGCTAGATCAGGGGAGAGAAGGGATCGTTCTCAAAAGCTTGAGTGGACTGTACGTACCAGGCACGCGCCCCATGTGGAACTGGATCAAGGTAAAGGCTGAGTGCGAGGATGATGCCATCGTCATGGGGTTCGAACCGCCCGAGAGGGTGTATACTGGAAAGAACGTTGAGGGATGGCCCTACTGGTGTGTTGGTATTCCAGTGACAAAGTATTACCACTTCGGGTGGATTGGCTCGATCATTCTAGGTAAGTACGACGCAGAGGGTAGCCTAGTAAGGATCAGCGCTTGCTCTGGCATGACCGAGCAGCAGCGACAGGAATTCACTGAGAACCCAAGTAGGTACGTAGGACAAGTGGCGAAGATCCGCGCGATGGAGATAACCCGAGATGGATCATACCGCCACCCAGCCTTTATCTGCATGCACCCTGACAAGAACCCTCATGAGTGCCGAATATAGGCTTCACGTTAGCTCGGATTGTACTAACCGCAGTACTTCCTAGTGTTCGCAGAACCACTTTTGAATTCGTCTTAGAGGGAGGCTAGTGTATGCCTGTGGACGCTCCTGGTCTACCTATGCTTCAAGCGGCCCTTGGCTACATACGACTTAAGCTACCTATTATTCCTATCTGCCCTCCAGACCACAGAGGGATGGGACCTAGCCACCAACAGAAATGCTCTCGGCCAGGTAAGACTCCCCTTCTAGCTCAATGGACAAGTCGTGGAGTACCTTCTGATAACGAAGTCCAGGTGTGGTTTGCAAGAAACCCCTATGTAAATATAGGTCTAGTTCTAGGAGACGTCTCTAGAATCATCGGCATTGACGTGGATGGAGATGCTGGAGAGACCCTCTTGCAGGAGCAAAGTGAAGGAGACCTTCCAGTCACATGGGAATTCAAAACAGGAGATGGCAGGCGCCTCTTGTATCGACTGCCTGAAGGAGCTCCTACCAAGAAGTTTACCCTACAAGGAGGTAGCAAGCACGAAGAACTAGCTCTGCTTGCTACTGGACAGCAGACTGTTCTACCTCCTTCCATGCACGCGAACGGCAAGCAGTACGCATGGGTACCAGGAAGGAACCCTGAGGACGTCGAGATAGCCGCAGCTCCAGAGTGGCTTCTTAGACGAGTACTACTTACTTCCAAGACAGCAGAGGTTGAGACCCTCCCAGGGTATATACCTGGACCTACTCCAACCCAGAGCCCGCTGGTAGAGCAGGAGGAGTGGCAAACCACCGTTCTAGAGGGAGGGCGTAACAACCATCTCACAAGGTTGGCTGGTTCTCTCCTTTCTAGACCGATAGCGAAGGCTGAAGCGCTGGCTTTCCTAAAGGTATGGAACGAGAACCATTGCGTCCCACCTCTCGAGGACAAGGAAATAGAAACAATTGTCGAAGCCATAGCTATGTCGGAGCAAATGAAGCGAGCTGGGCGAGCCAAGAAGAAGAGCTCAGTAGGAGAAGTACTCCGGCCTCTACCTCTTGCCGAGTTGTTTATTGCTACTCAGGAAGCAAAGGGCTTCAAATGGAAGTATATTGTGGGCCAAGGTATGTTCTACCGGTGTGATGTGACACGCGGTCCTTGGGCTCCCTACGACCTAGTGTTCGCAGAGCAGGATGTTAGACATCAACTAGTGGCAAGGAACCCAAGCTGGGACAGCAGTCATTGTGTAAGCGAAGTTATTGACGCTTTGAGGAGCTACCTCTCTGACGAGAAGCACGATGACGTCTTCGATATCGGCAAGCATCCCGACCTTAAGCGAGTCTATGTTACCAATGGTATGCTGGAGTGGGAAACGGAAAAGCTTAGTCCTTGGGATCCCTCCTCCAACTCTACTGTCAAGCTGCCGGCAGTCTGGGTACCAGAAGGGGCAGACGACAGTGAACCCTACAAAACCTGGAACTCGGTAATGGCTGAATGGATTCCAGATGCTAGCTCAAGGGCATTCCTCCAGGAGTTTGTAGGGCTCTGCCTGATCCCAGACGCATCTTTCCGGACTGCTGTGTTTTTGTACGGAGAGGGATCAAACGGCAAATCGCTCTTTCTGGATGTCTTCAAAGGCTTGTTGGGCTCTCACATGGTCTCCATTCCATTGCATAGAATTGCTGACAGATTCGAGACGGCCTATCTTCAGGATAAGCTGGTGAATCTGTGTGGCGATATTGACCCAAAGTACCTTGATGAGACCGGGCTACTGAAGGCTGTCATTGCTGGCGACACCATTCGTGGAGAATACAAGCATGGCCGCTCATTTGACTTCACTCCCGTAGTGCGCCTTATATTTAGCGCAAACGTTCTTCCGAGAGTCGCAGACAGATCCGAGGGATGGTACTCGAGGTGGAGGTTTGTCGAGTTCCCTCGTGTTTTCCCAGTAGACCCAAGGTTTAAGCAGAAGCTCTTGTCAGCTATGGGTACACCAGAGGCTCTGTCTGCCCTACTGTGCTGGGCGGTCAAAGGTCTACAAAGACTGCACACCAACAACGTCTTCACTACTGGCGCAGTCATGGAGCAAGCTGCACTTGACTATCGCATGGAGAACGATAGCGTCCTAGGCTTCGTCTATTCCTGTCTTAACATGGTACCTCACGTCGGAGCTGAGACCCAGCTGGTAGCAGCATCGTTGTACCGTGTGTACTCTGAGTGGTGTGGAGAGGGTGGCCTAAAGCCTGTAGGGCAGATTGAGTTTGGCAAGCGAGTCCGAGTAGCTGGAATTCAGAAAGGGCCTAGGATGGTTCGTACAGTATCCACTCTATGCTTCTTGGGGGTGGTGCTAAAGGATTCCCCCCTTCGCACTGAGTATAACACTCAGGAGGCAATCCGGTGGTCTACAAGGTAGCCCTGCACTACGAGGTAGCCATACGCTACACGTAGCTTGTGCACTACGAGATAGCCTACACTACACGTAGCTTTGTGAGGTGATTACGATGAAGTTCGATGACAGATACCCAGACACTAAGCTCTGGGAGGAGCCCCAGTCATCTGTGATCTTGGTTATCGAGAAGCTGCCTTGTCAGGTCTGCGAGCAGCTTACCTGGTGGCGCGATATTGACTACCTGGTACCAGTGTGTAGCGACGAGTGTCTTCAACAACTTGGCTAGCTGTTAAAGCTAGCTCTAACAACTAGCTCTAACAGCTTGGCTATCAAGGGAGGTTAGACGAAGTGCACATCACGACGGCCTTGCGTAAGTGCTTCGAGGCTGAGGCTGTACTTGTGTTCCAACAGGAGGACGTCCGAGCCTCGTTTCATAAGGACGTGGCACCTGGATGGGGAGATATCATTCGGAGTACAATCAAAAGAACAGTAGGTCTTGCACCCTCCGACGTACCAGAGGGTGGAGTGCTGAGTCCTCGTGGTGCGCTTGAGTGGTGTAGGATCAACCACTCTCAGGTGTACTGGACTGATAGTAGGATCGTGCTAACCCTTCGCTTCTGCGTCCGCAGCCCGAACTTGCCTGGCCCAAGCTTGTCGGGTCCTCACACGCAGACTCCTGGCCTCGAGCCTGTCGCTTGCATTCAGCAGGATGAAGCTGCACTCAATCTCTACATGTACACCTTCCAGGGTGACGACTTCTGCCAGGTTGTTACGGAGGCTGCACGGTTCGTCAAACAGCGCGGTAAGCTCCTACTCAAGATCGAGAAGGGTACAGTTAGGACGGCTGTCCAACGGGGCATTTGTCCTTTCCCTGTAGATTGCAGCATGCGAGAACTATGCTTGGAGGAACGCTGCAATCACGATACCCTCTCGAACGGAAAGACCTACAGGACCTCCTAGGTAAGCTACAGGACTTCCTAAGTAGGTTACAGCTTACTCCGCAGTTTGGTGGCTCAGTAGATCTGAAAGGTCCTTCCAACCAGGAAACTCCTGCTCTTGGTAGGAGTAGCACTGTGAGGTGGTCCCGTAAGATTTACTGGGCTACCCATATCTGCAGCCTTCCAAAGTGTAGGGTGACAAGTTGAAGAGAAATCGATAGCCCGAGAAAACCCGCGAAAAACGTGGGTTCCTCGGGTGAGGGCTATTGGATTTTGGTAGCAAGGCTATAGGTCGACGAGAAACCGATAGCCCGAGAAAACCCGCGAAAAACGTGGGTTCCTCGGGTGTCGGCTATCAAAGCTATCGGATTTAAGCTTACTGGTAAACTAAAACGGTTAGGGAATTAAGTGTAGAATATATAAGTAGGACTTAAATCCGATAGTTTCGATAGCCCGAGGGCGAGGAACCGCGAAATTTCGCGGAAAAATCGGGCTATCGAATTCTCCTCGATTTTTAGTTACGATAGTTTTGATAGCTACCGAAGGTGTGAACATCTTCAGTTATTGCTATGCCAATGGTTGTAGCTTGCTTGGTGTAGAGAGGAGCCCCTGTAGCTTACTTAGTGCAGCTACAGAGGCTCCCCTTCTGGTAGGCTAGCTTACTAGCTGTTAAGCAGCTGTTGAGCAGCTGTTGAGTAGCTGTTGCTGTCTAACAGTTACTGTTCTCGATCTGGAAGTACCTGCCCTTGCTCTAGGAACAGAATGAAGCGTCCTACCTGAGAGTGGTAGGTTCCGATGGTGAGTGGGGAATATCCCACCTTAACCATCTCTTCGTAATAGATCCGTCCTGCTTCTCTGAGAGCGTCAAGTACCTCCTTATTGTGTAGGACGTCCAGATCGATCTGGGGACCATCTACCTTCGGTGGACTGGGTGGAACGTATCCCTTGCCATACAATGGAGAGTCGACTGGTTGTGGCTGCTTGCCGAAGTGGGTTCCCTCGAACTTTAGGGGCATGTGGACACCTCCTCTAATAGTCAGGGCCTATCTGAGCCTTACCCTGCTATTTTTAGTATGCCCCATTTCGTCGAAAATTATAAGTGCGAAAATGTGCGAAAATGAAAGGGCGTGCCTAGGCCCCTAGGCTGCCTAGGCACTTCCGCTTGTAGTGAGGCACTCTCGTTTTGCGGCCGCCGAGTTTCGTTTTGCCACCGCGGCTTTTAGCTCGTAGCTCGTAGCCTCTAGCTTGTAGCTAGGAGCTCGTCATACTGTTCGCCTGGACACCCGTCGCAGCTGCAACCCTCATAGCTGCAATCAACGCTACGCAGACACCAGGAGCAGAGTATGTCACCCACTGTTATGCCCTCCTTGTACTTAGGTACCTCATGCTTCGAGGCGTTGTACCGCTAACGCGCGAGGTACTGTATGGCAAGTGCAGCCGTGTACAGGATGGTCACGACCACTGGTGCACATATGAGGCAAATTGCAACTCGAATCCCGTTGGTGGTCGACACCGACAACCCCTCCTTGGTACTTGGGTACCTAGTACTTAGGTACCTAGCGCTTACTTCGTCCAGCCTGGATACTCGTACTCTGCCACAAGCTTCTTTCGACACCCGACGCAGGCTCGGCCGGCGAACGATAGCTGCACGGTCGGAACGTTTTCCTTGTAGCAGTAATGACACGTTCGAAGCTCCACTTGTGACGGCCGCTGGTAGGGGTACCTGATCAGGCAGGCGAGCTTGTCAGGCCCCCACATGCTGACTACTAGCCTTGAGTAGGAGGTGGGAATCCCTGTCTCATCTCTCTGGGTCACTTCGCCCCCTAGGTAGATGAGGACTGCCCACTGTCCTAGCTCCGTGGTCAGCACCCCGTCGAACACATTGACTGACGAGCCGTACTTGGTGTCTGCGGCAAGCGGGTTCTCTGGGTCCCATCCACCGAGGTTACCGCCATCGAGGATGGCGGCCTTGCACCACTTGATGTAATCCTCAGTGGACTTTGGATAGTTGAAGCTTGGAACCCTACTGTCTCGTTCTAGGGGGTGGGGCATCGCTTGCTCCTCCTTGAGGCTTTTAGCCTCTGCGGTTGGTACTTTCGCCACTTCAGCCAGTCCTCGATGGCAAGACCTGTCATCGACAGCACGAGCAGCGCGAGCGAGCAAACTAGGAACGCCTGTGGATAGGTCACCCCTTGGTACCTCCCTTCGGAGGGTTGTTCAAGGCGTTGTACACGAGGCTGTAGGTGACTCCGAGCCGAGTGCATATCTCCTTCCTTGCTACACCGGTCTCAGCTAGCTCTCGGATCTGCTGGCTTCTGCTGGGGGGCCTAGGAGTGGCTTCTTTCCTGGCACCAGAGTGCTTTTGAACCACTCCGTAGGCGAAGCTGTAGTTGAGGTTCAGCATCTGAGCGATCTCAGACACTGAGTACCCCTTGTCGTGTAGGGCTCTGATCTGGCTGCTCTTGGTGGGAGTAGCACTGCCAGCCTGCTGGATCTCAGCCTCGAGTTGCGTCTGCGACTTACCAAAGGGCGAGAGCCCTAGCTCACTCGCGCGTCGCTGAAGGTTCTTGTAGGTCAATGTTCCCACCTCCTTTGCTCTACTCTGATCCTACTTTAATTATACTACATAAGTGTAAAAAAGACAAGAGTCTCAATGGAGTGACTTTTAGGGTTGGCTCTGGAGTCAGCTGAGGTTTCCTCGTTTTATGTGGTGGGGGAGAGCAACGCCTATCTGGCGTTTTTGCCAGAGGGCGGGCCGGACGCTCAGGACGTTTCATCGCATCCCGAGTGGTTTCCGTATAGAGCGCTTTGCGCTACGGACGGTACTCTCACTCCCGTTTGGTCTCTGTTAGTGGTTGCTTGTTAGCTACCTAGCTATCGACAGGCTACTCGGATAGGGATGAGGTACCAGAACCTCTCAAGCTTGGTTTCAGGGTTCTTGGCAATCAGCAAGTCGTGCTCGTCGTCAGCGAACAGCACCGCATCTTCCTCTCGCTGTCTAGCTGCAGCCCACTGCTCCATGTACTCGTGTGCCTGCTGCAGGTTGAAAAACAGCTTCGAGGTGAGGTCTTGAACGCTAGTCTTGTGGAGACCCTTCTCCTTGAGGTCTTCGGCTACGAGGCCGCTCAGAACAAGGTACCACACGTCGTCGTTGTGCAAGCCTGGGAGCTGTGAGTCGAACTTGTTGAGAAGCTTAGTTGCTTCGCCACCTTCGATGTAGCTAACCTTGTTGTGTCGCACAACGAGAGCAGTGCCGTCATCGAGCCCGTACACGTGGCTCTCTTCAGTCTGTTCGTAGTCGCCATCGAGCGATGGGCCTTCGCCCACGCCTGCTACGAGATCCTTGTGACGAGTATTGACGATCTCGTCAGCTTGATCTCGGCTGAGCTGTTTGGGGTAGTTCATTCGTGTCACCTCCCTTCATCTCGTACCTTCTATCTTAATTATACTCTATTTTGAGCTCAAAGTCAACAGTCTCCATACATGTGACTTTCGTGGCATTCTCTGAAGTTGTTGCTTGACACTAGCTGCTGTGGTGGTTACTGCAGTGGTTGCTGCGAGGCTCAGTTTTAATAGGGCTGTGGTAGTTTCGGCCTGGTCGACGCTGCGAATGGCTTACCAGCAGTGGCTGGTGAGTGGGACTGGGGCGATGGCCGTTTGGAGCTCCGGGGTGCAGTGTCTACATTGCGTATAAGAGCTTGAAGTTGCAGCTATGTCCATGTTGACTTTTGCTCTCAAGTATAGTATAATTAAGTTAGAAGGATCGAAAGGAGGTTTCAGTCAGATGGCTAGCAACGGTAAGTCGAAGAGGTCTCAGGTGGGTGGAACGACCGACAAGCAGGAGGTGCGTCCGGTGGCTGACGACGTGCGTCCAGTGACCGACAACGTGCAGGTGACCGACAGTGTACAGGCGACCGACGAGCCGAAGGTCGAGCAGCCTCAGGTGGTCGAAGAGTCTAAGGAGACGAAGAGCGACATGTTCCGCAGGCTCTACGACGAGGGCAAGGACATTCCGACGATCGCTCGTGCCACTGGCAGCAACTACTCCTTCGTGCGCTCCGTCGTAACGAGGCATGCGAAGGACAAGGGTCAGCCAATCACCAGTCGTATCAAGGGTGAGAAGGCTGATCTGTTCCGTCGGCTGTGGGATGAGGGTGACATGACGATCGGCCAGATCGCTCACGCGACCAACAGCAACTACTCCTACGTGCATACTGTCATCAGTAAGCACCGTCGTGATCGGACAGCTACAGTCCAGACCAAGGTTGTAGCTTAGAGCTAATAGCAGCCCAAGAGGTCGAAGGGGAAGGCTAGGTCATCCTAGCCTTCCTCTTTTTATGTTAGTGCCAGTCACTAGTTTTAACTGGTGGGTGGGTGGGTTGGTACGCGCCGGGGGCATCTGGTGAGCAGGACGGGGCAAGGCTCCTGGTCAACAGACTGATTGGGTCGAACAAAATGTCGGGCAGGAGTTTTAACTGGTGGGTGGGTGGGTTGGTATGTGTCGGGGGCATCTGGTGACCAGGGGCCCAAACTGCAACCCGAGTGTTTCCTACAACCTGGCGTTCTGTAGTTGCAGGTCTGCTCGAGTTTATGAAGTTACTAGTTAACGCGCGAGATACTGTATGGCAAGTGCAGCCGTGTACAGGATGGTCACGACCACTGGTGCACATATGAGGCAAATTGCAACTCGAATCCCGTTGGTGGTCGACACCGACAACTCCTCCTTCCTACAGGTGCACTTAGGGTCTGTGAAGTTAGTTCTTGTTGAGTGTAGCTAGAAGTGCTGTAGCTAGTTGGGTTTCACGTAGCACCAGCCCACAAGGAGGACCTGTGGCTCGGATGCTACATGCTAGCTCGTCACAACAATTACAGCAGGTGACACAAAGACAACTGCTGCAGTTGGTGTCGTTGTGCTTCACACACCACTTGCAGTTGGTCTCCTTGTTCTGTTCTGGACACGTGCTGCAATCTCTGTTCTGGTCGTCTATGCACTCCTTGCAGCTAGTACAACCAAGAACAACTCTCTTTGCAGCTGCTTCCGTCATGGTGGCCATTCTGTTCACCTCCTTTCATCTATTTTGTACTTCTACCTTAATTATACTATACTTCTGGGCAAAAGTCAACGGTTTCCATACATGCAACTTTCGCGACAGAAACCAAGGCTGCTGCGGTGGGGAGTTTTAACCGGTGTGCGGTTGCGTCGGAGAGGAGTTTTAACCGGTGTACAGGTGGGGCGTTGGCGTAGACAAACTGGTGACCAGTTCAAACTGGTGACCAGGAGCCCCGTGACGAAACTCTTTGCGCCAGGTCAGTCACCAACATGCTACGGGAGACTAGTTTTAATTGGTGTGCAGGTAGTTGTGGGGACTAGTTTTAATCGGTGGGCAGGTGCTTGTGGGGGCTAGTTTTAATTGGTGCGCAGGTGTTGTGAGGAGGGCTAGTTTTAATTGGTGTGTAGGTGCTTCTAGGGTGGAGGGAGCTGGCAGGGTGTAGTTTTAATTGGTGGGTAGGTGCTTCTTTTGGAATATTCTGACTTTCGGAATGTTCTGACTTTTCGAAATGTTCTGACTTTCGGAATGTTCTGACTTTGTTGTTCTATTGTTAGTTAAGTGTTTAACTGTTGGTGATTAGTTCTATTGTTAGTTAAGTGTTGAAGAGCTTCAAAGCCGTTCGAGAAGGGAAGTAGTTATAGTTCTATCGTTAGTTAAGTATTGAGATGTTTGGGTTTGTAGTAGTTAGGGTAAGTTAGATGGTTAGTTAAGTGTTGAAATGTTGGTGTTAGTTTAGGGAATAATTTGAATATTTCGAGTATTTGGTTTGGGGTTGTGTTTGGATTGATTCTATGATACAATATAATTAGGTTGAAGGTTAAAAGGAGGTTGAGGTTAGGTGAGAAGAAAAGGTGGTAAGAGTGAGGAGTTTAGGAGGTTGTATGTTGGTGGTAAGAGTGTGAGTGAGATAAGTAAGGAATTGGGGGTGAATTATAGTTTCGTGTATGGTGTTGTAAGTAAGTGTGAGGGATTTGTAAAAAAGGAAGGGGTTGAAAGTAAGGGTAGTGTGATTAGGAGAATGTGGGATGTAGGTAAAACGGTGGGTGAGATTAGTCATGAGTTGAATAGTAATTATAGTTATGTGTGGGGGGTGGTGGAAAGATATAGAAAGAGTAAGAAGTAAATAGTTGGTAAAGTAGGAAGGATAAAATCCTTCCTACTTTTTTTATAAAGCGTGGTGGTTTGTAAAAAATTGTTGTTATTCTACGTCGTGCGGTCAAAAAATCACACCAGGATTTCAGATCACCGGAATCTAGACTATGGGGTCAAAAAAATCACACCAGGATTTTAGATCACGGGAAGACGCAGTAGTTATCCATCCAAACATGCACAGAAAAGAAAATCTAGACGAGAACCGTTGACGAACCCGGGATCTTTATGGTATACTTATATTGGAGAGCTATAGAAACTGAGCCGTCAAACTGCAGTCTAGGTGGTGGCAACAATGCTTGAGCAAGCAACTCTAGTAGCACATGAAGATCCTCTGCAAGTAGAGCATGATGATCCCTTGGCCTGGGACCAAGGGAAGATGAGAGCAATGCGAGCAATGGGGGAGCGAGTAGTTGCATACCAGGCCCAGCTAGCCCAGACCCCAGAAGGCCTACCTCTAGCATATATCGACGCCGACCGGACTCTTGTCTTCGTCGCCTCACACGAACACTCAACCACAGTGCCAGCAGCTCTTATCCCACCTGATGAAGTTGTTGTGTCGATCAGCTACGTGGATGGCTATGCCAACGTGGGTGGCCTCCCACTATGGGAGCGTCTAGACGGCGAGCTGATTCCTCACTACGACCTCTTTAAGATATATCGAGAAATGAAGTACACGAAGGGTCACCGATCGATAGCTCGCATAACTGAACTGGTCAGTGTGCAGCATCAAGTGGTTGAGATACTTATGAAGCTTCATCATTGGCGTATCCGAGCTAAGGCCTACGATGCATTCAGGGACCTAGAGCGAGAGCATCTCAGAGCATACGAAGTACGTAAGATGGAAGGTCGACATGCATCAGCTGGCTCACAGCTGTTTACTCAAGCGGTTGAGTACCTCAAGCTACATGCAGACCGGCTACCAGCTAAGGTAGCACTAGAGATGCTAGAGACTGCCACGAGACTCGAGAGACTAAGCTGGGGGCTACCTCCAGACAAGCCTGCTGGGAGTGAAGGTTTGGCTGCTGGTGCGGTAGTCCAGATAACTACTGTGAACACTGGAGAGGCTC